CGCATCTGCTCGGCGGAGTCCCCAAAACCGTTCGAGACGGCGAGGCCGAGGTCCCGTACTGCGGTGCGGATCTCGCCGACCGTCGCCATCGGGCGGAGCCGGATCTCGTCCACGAGCGGCACGGCGTCCTGCGCCTGCTGGGCCAGTACCGCGATCCGGTCGAGCAAGGTCGAGAGCCGCAGATGCAGGGCCTCCGACCGCTCCGGTGCCACCTGGTCCGCCGGAGCCGGCGCCGAGAGCCCGGCGACCGTGACCTCCAAGGACACGGGCAGGTAGAGCGCGTCATCGACCGGCGCAAAGAGCACGATGTACGCCCCGGTGCTCGGGAACGCGAGTGTGCTCGGCCCGGCCGGGAGCGTCGCGACCACTTCCTGCTCGGCGATCACCCGGCAAGGAACGTCGAGGGTGACGAGCAACGGCGCGTCGGGCGCGACGGGCAGTGGCCCGAGTCCCACGGTCACCGCCGTCTTGGGCTCGAGCCCTAGCAGGTCGGAGCGCATTCGCTGGGTGGCGCCGTCCCCCAGCACCCCGACGAGGTGCGGCTCCTGCGGAGCCACGGAGCCCTCGCAGCCGTAGCGCACGCGGCGGGTGCCAGGGTCGAAGACGGTGAAGATCATGTGAAGCCGTCCTTCGCTGCGTGCAGCTTCATCGTGTACGAGCTGATCTTGGAGTTGCCAGAACCGATGAAGGCCGACAGCACGACCGTCTCGAGCGGCTTGGCTCCGGCGATCACCTCCGAGAACGGGAGGGTCACGATCCTGGCGGCGCCGCCCGAAGGGAACGAGGTCTGCGACGCGATCACGAGGGAGTGCGTCGCGATGGCGTTCTGCTGGCCCGAGGGTCCCGTGGGACCTACGGAGTTGAGCTGTCCGATGCGGAACGCATAGCCGTAGACGCCGTTCACGGTGCGCGGTGCCCAGTCGACCGGGAGGTTCCAGCTCATATGGTGGCCCGTCAGGGGAAGGGCGATGAAGTTGCCGCCGGAGTCGAAGGACGGGAGCGGTGCCCACACGCCGCCGGTCGTCCAGTATTCGGCGCCGAGGTTGGAGCCGCCCGCCGGCAGCACGGGCGTGTCGTACTCGAAGTCGCGGTACACGGAGCCCGCCGAGTAGGGGAACTCGTTGATGGCGTAGAGGTAGTCGGCGCCCGGCGTTCCCGCCTGCACGCGCGGGCAGGTGTCGGCCGAGCCGGCACCCGTGCCGTTCCACTGCGCCGTCACGTCTACGTAGCTGGTGCCGTTGAAGAAGAACCACGCGAGCATGCGGAACTGGCGCTTCACCTCCAGGTAGCCGGTCAGGTTCGGCGATTGACCCGGTACGGCGCTGAAGTTCACGTGGCCGCTGATGGCGACGCGCCCGCCCGCCACGCCGGCCTGAACTGAGCCCGAGGCGAGGATCTGCGTGCCCAGGAACTCCCCGGTCTGCCCGAAGACGTTGAACATGTCCGTCACGGCGCCCGGGGCCAGGTCGCCGTCTTGAATCGGCAGGGTCGCCGAATCCACCGTGAGGATGGTTTCCTCGGCGGACAACTCGAGCTCGGCCGCCGGGTCTTCCAGCAACGCGGGGTCACCGTTGAAGGAGTCGTAGAGGCCGATGCGCAAATACCACTGCGTCTTCGAGGCCGCCGGGAACGAGAGGAAGTTGCCGGTGGCGCGGCCCTTGAAGTTGTCGCGGATCGGCGTGAAGCCCGGCGTCGTGCTCGCCCAGACCGCCATGCCCTGCGCGTCCGGCGGCGGCGTCGGTTCTCCCGTCGCCGTGATCTCTGCGTGAATCACGGCCTGCGCGGCACCCGCGAGATTGCCCGGCGTACTCGTCACGGCGATCCCTGCGGGCGCACGTCGAGCCGGGTTCGAGGGATAGAGATCCGTCGTCGGCCCGTCGTGTCCCACCACGTCGCGCACCCACCCGCGAAAGCGCGGGGCGCGGAGCGCGGCATGGCGGCCGAGCTTCGCCTGGTCGGCGCGGTTCATGTCGTTGGTGTACGTCCAGCCGAACTCGCGCGTCTCGTGCGTGCGCAGCGTGCCGCCGCCCCGCGTGTCGATCACCTCGACCACGAAGGCGTCCACGGTCGCCGGAGCCTGCGCGCCCGAGTTGAACACCTCGCCGTCGGCGCCCGGCTCGGCGTAGTCCCACGCCAGCACGAAGTCGCGCGCCTCGCTCGTGTAGCCGTTGCTCGAGTCCTTGATGCGGAGACCCACGATGCTGCCCGCGCCGCCCGCGGCGATGGAGTGCTCGTCGTAGGCGATCCGCGCGTTGACGGGCTTGCTGCGGCGGCCCTCCACGTCGACCGACCGAACCCAGAAGGACCACAGCCCGTACTCGGGCTCGACGAGGACGAACTCGTTGTACCGAACCAGCTCGCCGACGACGACGCCCGGCTCACTGTCCCGCGAAGCCGTCACCTCGTAGCCGATGATCGAGTGCCGGTTCCGGTCGGTCGCGGATGCCTCGGCCCAGCGCACGCCGACGACGCGCTGGGACGCACCGGAGATCGCGCGGCGCTCGATGAAGCCGTCGGCCGACACGGGCGGCGGCACGTCGCTGCCGAACGCCGGGATCGGCTCGTGCTCGATCGGCACCACCGGGAAGTCCGGAAGCGCGTCGATCTTCGTATACCGGGTCGAGTCGTACTTGAGGCAGACCACTTCGTAGCTCACCTGATCGTCGCGTTCGCCACGGGCCACAACGCGCCACCGTTCGCCATCCTGATTCGGCCGTTTCAGCGCCCACGGCGTATGCGTGAGCGGCGGCAAGTCGAACGCCGTTGCCAGCGTGAGCCGCTGCGTGTCGCCCGCCGGGCTCGTCACGTCGCCCGTGTAGACCGGCAACATCCACTCGATCCGCGTCGGGACTGAGGTGCCGTCGGCGCCCACTTGCGGGCCGAGCTCCACGCGCTTCAGGCCGGCGTCGTAACCCTGGACCGTGCGGACGACTTCATACTCGCCGTCTCCGTCCCAATCCTGCCGCACCGTGACGAGTTCGGGGTCGTCGTTGCCGAGCGAGTAGGTGAGGAGGAGTTGCGCGACGTTCTTGGCCGCCATCAGGTCGAGCCGGTAGAACGGCTGCGCGACCGTCAGTCGATAGGTCACGCCCGCGTCAAGGGTCACGGTCTTGTCGAGCGTGATGGCGTTCGACTCGGCGAACTTCGCCAACCCCGTCTCGTATGTGATCCCGCGGTCCGGGTCGTAGACGTTCAGAACGTCCATCGGCAAATAACCACGCGCGCGCGGCCCCATGCGGAACGAACACACCTCGCCGGCCTGCTCCATCAGCAGAAGCCAATACGCCCATCGCTGCGCCTCGCTGGGCGACCGGATGCCGACCGCGCGAACGTCGCGCGAGACGATGCCGTAGAGCTTGATGAGCGCCGGATCTTCCACTACCTCGGAGCCTGCTCGGTCGAGATCGTCCGCGTTCGCGTACTGCACGACGACGCGGGTGTTCAGGTCTTTCACACCGGACCCGCTGTACTCGAAGGTCCCGCCGATTACGCTCGCCGGCACCACCACGTCGCGCACGCTGCCCGGCCGGTCCTGGGAGAAGCCGATCCGGTGGCCGTCGTAGTAGGGCACGGTGAAAGCGGCTGAGAGGTGCTCCAGCAGCTTCCGCCAGGCGTTCGCGCGCGCGGTGTCATGTAGGTTGAACGAGTGGCGCGGCTCAAGCCCGCCCTTCTGATTGCTGACGAGCGTGTCGCATCGCTGCGCCGACCGGTACGCCGAGAGCCAGTTGATGTCGGCGTCGGTGACGAGGCGGCCGAGCCCCACGATCCGGTTCGTCAGGTACTCGCAGGCCTGCCAAAGCGGGTTGGCGGTGTAGTGCTTGTCGGCCTGGAAGGTGCCGTCCCAATCGCCAGTGTAGGTGCGCGCCGCGGCGTCATAGTTCGACGGCACGCGGCACTTGAGTCCGCGCGTGAGGTAGCGGCGCTCGATGTTTCCGGGGATCTGCGACGCACGCCACTTCATCGCCACCAGCGCCGAGCCAGGGTGACGTAGCTGCGCGTTACTGACCTCGGTGAACCCCTCCCAGGTCACACCGCGATAGTGGCTTCCTTCGGTGTCCTCCGTCGTCTTGGTGACGGTGACGTTCCACGGTCCGGTGCCGGCGCAAGGAAGCTCGAACGTCAAGTTGCGGCGTTGCTTGGCCTTGGAGTAGTACGCCCGTTGGATCATCGTCGTCTGCCCGCCTGGGGCAGTGTCCGCAATGGAGATCGTGAAGGCTAGGTCCTCGCGCCTCTCTCCTTCCGCGGTGGCGTGCAAGAGTTGCGTCAAGACGAGGTTGACGCGCACGGCACGAAGCGCCGAGCCGGTCGTGGTCGAGCGGGTGATCGGCCGGTCCTTGAGCATCTCCACGCCGACGCCAATCTCCGTCTCAGGAGAAGGTGCGAGCGTGAGCGGGGCCTGCGTCGCGGTGCCCGTGCGAAGCTCGAAGCCAAGCTCCCCTTTCTCGTCCTCCAGCAGGTCGCGCAGCTTCGTCTCGTTCAGCCGGATGCAGTCGAGCGGGTCGCCCGCAAAGCCTTCGATCTCGCCTTCGCTGAGCAGGTCCACCACGACGCGCTCAGCGTCGTGGAAGAAGTCGTCCGGCAGCGGACGACCGCCCGGCGCGTCGTTCTCCGTCCCGCCGTGCTCACCGGCCGCGCGCGACGAAGCCGACACCGCCACGCCGGATGCCCACACCTCGCCCCAGATGACCGGCTTTGGGGCACCCTGGCTGGCCCCTTGGATCGTGCCTTGGAATCCGAAGCCGGCCGGACCACCGCCGCCAGTCGAGGGAAGATTGGAACTACCCGGGGCGAGAAGCGCGGCGACACCACCACCAACGACTAGTACGTATCCGATGTCTATCAGCAAGCTCCCGAGCGGGCCAAAGGGAGTGAACAGCAAGATGCTTCCGATGATGATGAGAAGCACGCCGACAACGGTTGCGATGAAACCGCCCGACTTGCCAGCGGCGAGCGGGAACGGTGCCACCTCGATCTGCTTCGTGTCCTTCGCCAACACGAGTGACAGGCGATCGGCCGGCACTTCCTCGCCGTCGGCCCAGACGCGGAAGCCGACCTTGCGCTCTGGCGTCTCGTCACACAGGTACTTACGCAGTCGCCCGTCGCGCTGCTCGTCGATCGCGAGCATGATTTCTTGGAGCGACTCGCCGGCCATCGCGTGCCGCGTGCCGAAGCGCTTGCCCAGTTCGCCGTGAAACACCACCTCGCGCCGGATCTCCGCGCGTGTGCGCAGCGGCTCCGCCGGCAGCGCGGCGAGCTTGTCCGTGATGGCGTCGTCCAGCTCGCGATCGAGCCAGGAGAGGTCGTGTTCTCTGCGGCTCACCCGGCGCGCTCCAATTGGAGCCAGCGGTAGCCGAACGCGAGGTACTTCTGCGCGCGCTCGTCCAGTTCGGCCTCGTGCACCACGCCGTCAATGAAGACCTGGAGGATCTTGCCGTCGCCGAGGTAGACCGCGAGGTGGTTCTCGCCAGGCCGCCGCGTCTCCAAGGACGGAACGCGGAACGAAAGGAAGTCCCCGAAGCGCCACGGCGGCTCGACGCACACGAGCCCGAGGCCGGCATGGACGCCGTAGAAGAAGTCCTCGCCCTCGCCCGTCCAGTCGTCACCGGGCCACTGCGGGAGCGGGCCGGCCGGGCCGATGCCGTGAACGAGATCCGCGAAGGCGAAGCAGAGCGTGGCGCAGTCGCAGGTTCCCCACTCCCACCGGCGCTCAAGCAGCCCGGCCCACGGCGCCGCGGGCTGGAGGATCTGTATGCGCGTCGGCGACACGACGAGGTACGGCACGCCGAAGCCGTCGCAGTAGGGTTGATCGGTGGCGCCCTCGCAATCGTGCGCGTGGGTGTGGTAGGAGAAGACGAGGGCGCGCGCTCCGGTGAGCGCCTCGCGCAGCGCGCGCGCGTCGGGAGCCGCGAGGTCGCCGGCCGGTGCGATGTTCTCCGCGCGAAGTACCGTAAGGGCACCGTCGGCCTCGCGCAGCACGAAGCCGCACACCTCGCGCTCGGGCGCCGTCCGTTGGTGCTCGCGGATCTCCGCCACCACGTCGTCGAGCTTCACGAGATGTTGTTCCGCTGCGTGAGCCGGCGGATCGCCGGGAAGCCGCCGAAGTCGAGCGGGAGGTTTCGCGCGTGGAAGCGCAGGTAGCAGCCTTGGTAGTCGAGTGAGCAGTTGTCCTCGGCCGGCGTGAACACCTCGACGTTCTGCGCATCGAAGTACGGTCCCGAGGAGGGCGGACTTACGACATCGTGCGTCCACGAGCACAGCGGCGGGTCCGCGGCCTCGCGGTTCGGCCCGTAGACGAACGGGCACCACCCGTGCTCCAGCCGGCCCGTCGGCAGGTCGATCTGATCGAAGTCGACCTTGGAGGTCAACTCGAACTCCAGCAGCGCACGGCTTGCCCGGATCTTTCGCGACACCACCCACTCCTCGGGCGGCCAGAAGACGGCGCTCACGTCTGGCTGGCTTCCGTCGTCGAGGTGGCGGCGGTAGATGCGCTTCCGCGTGAGCCGCGCCCCGCGCAGGTCGCGCAGCGGGATCACGAGCGAGTGGAAGGCGCCCATGACGACCTCGGCCACGGTCAGCGACGGCCGCGCCTGCTGGCCCTGCGTGGTGATACGAACGCCCTTGAACTGTAGCGGCATCGGGAAGTAGGAGCGCCCGTTGTGCTGGAGCGTCTGTGAGTTCGAGTTGGCCGCGTCGGTGAAGGGATAGAGGAAGTCCGGGTTGCCGGGATCGCCAGCGAGCTTCGAGTAGTCGAGTTCGTGCAGGATGATGATGGCGTCCTGCTCCAGCTCCCGGGCCTGATTCGGCGGTAGCGCGATCCCGCTCACGGCTCGAAGACCTCGATCACGGAGACGCTGATCGTTCGAAATCTCCCGTCGGGCCGGCGGCGAACCGCGCCATCGACACGCGCCTTGAGCAGCACGCCCGAGTCCGGGTCGGCGATCAGGAAAGCGCGGCGGCCGAGGCCGCGCAGGTAGGCTTCGCGCTCGATCGCCACGGCCGGCGTGAGCTTCTTGTACTCCAGGGAGTAGCGGCGCCGGTAGTCCTGCGCGCCTTCGCCGATTCGGAGCTCGTAATTGCCCCCGAGCCGGTGCGTCGTCCAGATCGGCTCGTTCGACGCCTCGCTCGTAACGCTCGGGCACCAGTCGAGGATTGCCGTCTCGTCGCGCAGCGAGGAGGCCGTGAAGCGGAAGGCCGTGGCGTCGAAGGCTTGGGCTGCCTTCGCACTGACGACGAACCGCGCCTCCTCCCCTTGGCTGAGGTAGACGGACGCCGAGAAGGGACGGTTGCTGGCGCCTGCGAAGGGATTGTCGGGCACGAACCCGGAGACATCCGCCGGCACGTCGACGCTCGCGAGAGTGGTGCGGGCGACGAGCTGGAAGTTCACACCGTCCCCTGAGACGGTCGGGTTGCCGCGCGCCACGTCGCCCGCGACGTACCACGTACCCGAATGCGGGGCGGTGAAGACGCCGACGGCGGCCTGCGCCGCGTCGGGGTGGAAGATGTAGAAGCTGGAAGTGGGGATGGTGAAGTAGGAGGCGGCGAGCTTGCGGTGTGACACCTGTTGGATGTACGGGAGGCCGCCCGCGCCCTTGAACGCCGGCCCCACCCAGTAGTTCGCGTCGCCGAGGTACGTGCCCGCCGAAATCTCCTCGGCGTGGTTCCCGTTGTACGCGAGCGCCGTACCGTCGCCTCGGCGGTAGGTGAGCCCGCAGAAGACGTGGCGGCCGATCGTGTTCTCGCCGACGAGCGTGCGCACGGCGATCTTGCCGGGCTCGATGCCGGCGTTGAAGCCGTGCGGGTTCGCGGCCAGCTCGCCGCCGGTCCACGGGTCGGTCGGGCCGGGCGGGTCTTCGGAGTGGAGCTGACGAGTGTTGGCCCAGTCGAGCAGCTCGTACCAGCGGCCCGTGTCCGACCGATAGACCCGCATCCCGTCGTACCGGATGTCGACCGGATTGCCGTTGAGCACGTCGCCCGCGGCAAAGTCGAGTTGCCACTCCTGCACGAGCGAGAACGGGTCCGTGTAGCCGATGCCGTCGGCGCCCGATGGCAGGTAGTAGTCCGCTACGTCGAACCACCCGTCTCCGAGGTCCATTCCGACGCGCCAGATCCAGTAGGTGCCGGTCGGGTTCCCAGCGGTCACGCCGAGCGGGACGAAGGTGCCGTCAGCGGTGCGGCGGAGGTTGCCGGCCGGGTTCGTCACGGACTCGATCCGTCGCATTCGCCAGCGGATCGTCAGCGGCACGTTCATCGGGTCGCGCGAGTACACCTGACCGGACGTGCGGGCGCCGGCGATCCCGTCCACCACCTCCCAAATGTGGGCGAGCCGTGGCGAAATTTCGGGACTCACAATCGGCTTGATGCCGCCGACGACCGTGTCGCCCGACGCCAGCCCGAACTGCTCAGACCAGTAGACGCCGAACGGCGGCTGCACGGCCGAGATCGCGATGTGTGTGGCAGGAGGCGGTGTGCCGCGCCAGTCGTAGTCGCCAGGTGTGAACACCCAATGTTGATTCGCTAGCTGCGTAGTCATGTAGCCGTAGCGCATCCCGGGAAACGTGAAGTTGCCCCGGAACCAGTTGGTGCCGACCCCGCCGCCGAGCGCAACCGCCTTCGTGTTCCATTCGATCTGCGTGACCACGGGCGTGTTGGGCAGGTCCAAGCGCCGCGCGCGCAGGTCGGTTCCGCCGACCTTGGTTGCCATCGCTCAGCCTCCCCGCCGCACGGAGCGCGGCCCCGTGCCTTCGAGCAGGCCGCCAGGCCGCTGCTCGCTGCGGACATAGGCGTCCATGGCCGCGGCGATGCCGGCGGTCAACGCCGCGGCGCGCTCGCCCTCGGAGCGCCCGTCACGCCGACCCTCGCTGCCCGTCTCGCCGAATACGATCGTCGGGGCGATGACGGTGCCGCCGCCCGACTCCTCGCGGATCATCTGGCGCAGCACGCCGACCTTGAGGATCGCCTCGCCTGGGTGGATCTGCACGACTCCCGATTGGGTGGTGATGCCGCCGTGCGCCAGCGACGCCATGCGGCCGAGGTCGGTCGGAGTGATGTACCCGCCGCCGTAGCCCCCGCCGCCCACTCCGAATGCAGCACCGTGCAGAAGTGCCCGCGCGTCGCCCTCGAGTCCGATCGCGAGACGCGGCAAGGGCGGCAACGCGCCGAACTGGAGCACGGCGTTCGGGATCTCGGGCAGGTCGTCGAACAGCACGACAGCGTGGAGCTGTGGCAGAACGGGCGGCTTGCCGAACTCGAGCATGGCGGCCGGCCGCAGCCCAGCGATCACACCGGCCTGCTCGTCTCGGATGTACCCGCGCAGCATTTCGATCGGCAGGATTGCCTCGTGCGGATGCACGAGCACCATGCCGGTACGCGTCGTGATCGCGCCGTGCTGCGCCGACGCGCCGCCGCCGCCGCCGCCGGAGGTGAATACGAGTTGCAGCTTCACCTCCTCGACGCTTTGGCCGAACACGAGCGCGCCGTTCTGCTGGACGTTGTTGAAGTCCGAGGCGAGCACCAATGTCGCACCGGAGGTCATCGTCTGAATCTGCGACTTGAGCATGGCGGCGATGAATCCCACGGCGGTCAGCTTCGAGTCGAACCGATCCACGAAGCCCAGGAGGCCGATCGGCGTGATGAGGGAGGCAAAGGTGTCGATTGTCGCGTTGCCGATGTTCGTCACGAGTGACGCCTGGAGCAGCGCCTGAGTCGGCCCCGCCGGTTCTCCGGTCGGCGCCGGTGCGCCGCCCGCCGGTGCGCCGCCTCCAGCCGCCGGAGCGGCGGCGTCGGCCCCAAGGACCGCCCCGCCTCCGGCCGTCGCGGCGAACTGCGCGACGGCGGCCGAGAACTGGGCAATGGAGGTGGCAAAGGTAGTCTGCGCGGTGGTTTCGGACACCTGCGCGGCCTGCTCCGTCGCTTGGACCGTCTGCTCGATCCCCAGGAAGGAGAGCAGGCCGCTCCCGAACTCAGAGACGAAGCCGCCGAAGCCCGTCGAGGTGTCCGCCATCGTGCCGGCCGCGCCGGTCATTTCCGTCGCCGCCGCGCCGATCGCCGCCGCGTCGGCCGACGGCGCACCAACGCCTGCCACCGGAGCGACCGCCCCGACAATCTGCGCGGTCACGGGTACGGGCTGCTGCTGCTTCGTCAAGAGCCCCTCGATGATCGAGTCCATGATGTGCGAGAAGCCGGCCTCCGCGAGCTGCTGGCTGGCGCTCGTGAGCGCGTTGACGAACAGGTCGCGGAGCGCGTCGCCGAACTCCTTTTCACCGCGCACGAACTGGGCGAACTCGGTCTTGAAGGACTCCCCGAAGGTCCGCATCGCGTTGGCACCGGCAGCCGACAGGTCCACGTCGAAGGCGCTGGCCCAGGCGCTCGACTCCAGCTGGATCTTCTCCCACTCGGCGCTCACGGCGGCCACGGCCTGCTGCTCGGTGATCGCGCCCTCGCGCACCAGCTCGGCCGCGGCGCGCGAGAACTCCTCGATGCTGCGCAGGCGCTCGGCCTGGGAACGCTGCTCGTCCGTCAGCAGGGCGTCCAGCACCGTATTGGCGGCCACGCGCCTCGCCTCGCCGGCCTCGCGCTCGGCCGCCACCGTGGCCTGCGCCGCGGCGGCCTGCGCCTGGGCCCGCGCCGCGGCCACGGCGCCCGGGTCCACCCCTGGCACGAGCGCCGCCTGATCGAGCGTCGCGAGTCGCTGCGCAAGGGTGCCCTGGATCTGCCGCAGCGTGGCCTCCAGCTCCCCGGCGATGGGCGCGCCGATTGTCAGCGGGATCACGATCGCCTCGTTGCCCGCCTCACGCGCGATCTGCTGCACCTCGGCCACGGCCCGACGGGTCGTCTCGAGCGTCTGCGCCACGAAGGCCGTCTGCTTGCGGGCCGCCTCGCCCAGCTGCGCCTCGTAGCTGCGGATCGCGCCCACCAGGGCCACCCCAAGCTGCGTGCCGGCCTCGCCCGTGTCGCGCAGCGCCTGTTGGAGCGCCCCGGGCCCCTCGCGCGACGCCAGCACCAGGGCCTCGGCCGTCGCCACCGGCAGCGACTTCATCTTTTGCACGACCGACAGGACGTTCTGCTCCAGGCCCACGAGCGCCTGGAGCCGGGCGCGCATCTCGTCGGTGGTGGCGGATGCAATCTTGGCCTCGTTCTCGTAGCCCCGCGTGGCGAGCGCGAGCTCGTTGAGGGCGCCGGTGGCAGCATCGGCGCTCGCTGCGGCCGCGTCCGTCGCCGCGGCGTCCTGGCCGGTCGGCACGCCGCCCAGCCCCAGCGTGAAGTCCCGGCGCGCCTGGCCCGCGCGCGCTTGAAGGTCCGCTTGTTGTTCCAGCGCCTTCTTTAGATCCTGCTCGAGCTGCCGGGCCGCCGCGGAATCCTCCCCGAGCGCGCGCCCGACGGCTTCGAGCCCGCTCTGCAAGTCGTCCAGCAGGTCGAACTCGGGGGCCGGCCCGAGCTTGGTGGGATCGAATGCCTCGGGATCGATGAACTGCTGCTGTGAGCGCAGCTCGAAGATCCTGCGCTCGATCGCGTCCAGGGCGGCTTCGTCACTTCCGAACGCGAACTCCACCGTGACCGGGCTCAGGTTCTCGATGTCCGAGAGCCGCAGCACCAACTCCGCGGCCGCGCGAGTGATGACCAGCATCCCCTCGCCCACGTCGATCAAGACGGGCACCAGCTGAATCAGCGCGCGGTTGAGGTTGGCCTTGGCGGCGACGGCCAGGAGGTCGAGCCGGTCGGACAGCTCACCCGCGCTGCGCACCGTCTCCTGATCGATCACGACGCCGAGCCGGTGCGCTTCCTCGCGCAACCCGGACAGGGCGCGCCCGCCGTCGGCTCCGAGCTGTACCAGCTTGGCGCCGCGCAGGGTGAACAGGTCGAACGCGATTGCGTTGCGCTGCTGTTCATCCGCGACGCTTCCGAGGATTGCGATCAGGTCGGTGAAGACCGCGTTGGTGTCGCGCAGGCGGCCCGCATCGAACAGCTCCAGCTTCACGCCGGTTAGGCGCTGGAGCCGATCGGCGGCCTCCAGCAGCGGGCCGGTGCCCTGGCCCGCGAGCGCGATGTTGCGCGAGAGCAGCAGCAGGTTGCGGTCGAGCTGCTCCACGGGCACGTCTAGCGCGACGGCCGCGAAGCGGATCTCTTGGAGCGCCTCGACGCCGATCCCGATGCGATCGGCCGAGGTGGCGAGCGCGTCCATTTCCTCCGCGGACTCTCGCACGGCAGCGGCGGCACGCTTCGCCAGGCCGATGAGCAGCGCGAAGTTCTGCGTGAAGGCGAAGACGTTGAGGCTGCCCGCCACGCTCGCGATCCCGGTCAGCCCCGTGCGCACGCTGGCGATGGTGCGCGACACCTCGTCGCGCCCCCGGAACACGATGTCGACGACGTTCGCCACGGCCTACTTCTTCGCCTCGCCCGCGCCGAGTCGCAGCGTCGGCTGCGACGCCTCCTCGGCCCGCCGGTACTCCTCCGCGATCACGCCGAGCGCCATCCACTCCTCGTGCGACAGGTCGTCCTTGGCGAACGGGTAGCCGCCGCGCTGCACGAGGTGCGCGTCGAGGAGGCGGGTCGTTGCGGAGTCCATGCCGCTCTCCTCGATGCGGAGCCGGTGGATCGGGCACTCCTGGCACTGCTGGACCCACAGCGGCGGGTCCACCGTGGCTAGCTCTGGGCAGGTGCTTCGCTCGATCCCGCAGAGCTGGCCTCGGTAGAAGGCGCGGGCGAGCTTGCGGATTTTCCCAGATCCACGCCGACCTTCCCGCGCAGGTAGGCGAGCTGCGCGAGCGGCACGACGTGGTGGTAGCCCCAGCGCTTCAGCGCGTCGAGCGGGCCCACACCGGGCGGCGTCTCCAGTCCTTCGACCTGCGTGACGAGCTTGAGGCCGAACTCGAACAGCACCTTGCCGGCGCCACCGGCGCCGTCGTCCTTCTTCGACACGGCGGCGAAGTAGGCGACGTTGAACTCCGCCTGCTCCTCGAAGGTCGGGTCGCGCCAGGTCACCGTGCAGAGCGGCTCGGGGAGCGCCTGCGCGCCCGAGCCGTTGATGGAGACGACGTTGGGGCCGGGCTTGCGCAGCCGGCCCATCGGGTCGATGTCGTTCGGGTCGTAGAGCGGAGTGACGTTCGGGAAGCCGAGCTTCATGGTGGTGTGCCGTTTCTTCCAAGCGGCCCGCCGGCGGACTCGGAGTGCTTCCCCGTGTCGCAGGCCGGCCTCGTTGCTATGCGTAGGTCGCGACCATGTTCTGGATGATGGCCGCTACGGTGACCTGGTTGTCCTGGAGGCCGCCCGCCGCGATGCCGGGGTCCTTGAGCACGGCGATCTCCAGGTTGTCGCGCCACTTCCCGTCCTGCGCCTCCTGCTTGGGCGTCAGCACTTTGCAGTAGGGGAAGAACAGCTGGACGAAGTAGCGGTTGCCCGCCTCCCACTCCGGCCCCTTGCTCCAGATCGAAATGCCGAAGGGCTTGTCCAGGTCGAGGAGCTGCTTCATGAGCCAGTCGCGAACGCCGCGGTTGACCGTGATGCGCTGCACCACGTCGCCCGTCTCGACCTGCTGCGCGTAGCCCACCTCATCGGGCGGGTCGGTGGTCGCCCAGCAGCTCGACGCTTCGGCGTTCCAGTTGAAGTCCCATTTGAAGTCGTCGATCTCGCACTCCCCGTACTGCCCGCCCGTCAGCGTCGGCGTCGCCAGGCTCGTGTCGATCTCCCCGCCGAGGTAGAGGCGCATGTTCGCCGCCTTCATCTTGTACTCGGTCTGGCCCACGGCGGCGAGCACGTCCGTCTTCCAGGTGTCGACGGTTGCGGTGCGGTAGTAGCTCACGCGAACCGAATGCGCGCCGGACAGCGAACCGCTGGACACGGTGAGCACGTTGGTCGCGGCCACGTAGCTCACGATCGTGAGCGGCAGCTCGTGATAGCCGACCCCGGTGCCGTCCACGAATGCCTGGATGCGATCGGCGCGCGCGCCGTCGGTCGCGCCCTCCGGGTCCGCCGTCAAGGTCACCGTCGCCGTGCCGGCGGTGAAGGTGGGCGTGAAGACCTCGTGCACGATGCCGTCGTCGAGATAGCCGAGCCCGACCACCGTGAGGTTCAAGGCCAGGAACTCGCCCTTCTGCGCGTTCAGCTCCGACTGCGCGATGGCGAGGCCGCGCTGCCGCGCGAAGTCCGCCGGGTTGCTCAAGGCCGACGCGCCGCCCTTGCGATGGGCCGCCGTAAAGTAGGGCGGGTTCGTCGGGTAGGCCGACATCTTGAAGACGTGCTTGAAGCCGACGCCGAGCGCGCTCGACGTCGCCGCGCCCAGCAGCATGCGCAGCGCCCAGGCGATGTGGTCGGGCTGCGCCTTCTTCGTGCTGAGCTTGCCGGCGGCCTTGCGGCCCTTCGTGTCGACGGACGTGGCCTCGACTTGCCCGGTCTTCTCGCCCTCGTTCGTCTCGGAGTCGCGCTCGATGTTCAGCGTCGACTCCTCGTCCCAGCCCAGCAGCTTGGTGAGCGTGGCGGGCGTGGTGCCGTCCGCCTGCGCGGCGCTGGACACCACGAGCAGGTCGCCGGCCACCTTGCGGTCGATGTTGAAGGGCATGGGTGGAGCTCCTCGGGTGGAAGGGTTACGGGGTCGGCTCGCAGAAGTCGAGGGGGATCTGAAGCGACATCACGGCGCACTGCGCGTCGGCGTCAGGCTGAAGCTCGCAGAGCCACTCGCCAGCCCCCAGGTAGGTCTTGGCGAGCAGCGCCAGGAAGATCGCGTGAACGTCCGGCATCACGCGGTTCGACAGCAGCGCGGCCTCGCCGGCCACGCCGACCAGGTAGGCCACGCGCAGCTCGAGCATGGTGCCGGCCCACTCGATCGCGCCCGAGACGGGCCGGCCGGTGATGCGCGGCGTGAACAGCAGGAACGCCAGGTGCTGCACGCTGTCCGGCACCTGCTCCACGGAGAAGACGCTCTCGGAGCGCCGGAAGCCGAGCGCGAGCACGGCCGCGGCCACGTCTTCGACGACTTCGGTGAGCGTCACCGCAGCACCCGGATCTCTTGCACGCGACGCGGCGCCTCCTCGATCGACTCGTCGAGCGCGCCGCTCGCGTCGGCATCCTCGCGGTAGGCGAAGTCCTGTTGCAGCGTGGCGAGCTCGACGCCGATCGAGTCGGCGAGCTTCTGGCTGCGCTCGTCGGTCGACTGCCGCACGACCAGCAGGAGCGTCGTCAGCACGCAGATGCGCTTCCAGGCCGAGGTCGTGCGGGCGACGCAGCGCAGGGCCGTGCGGCCCGTGTTCGCCTCGAAGGCCGCGACGGCATCGCCGATGCCGAGCGCGCACTGCGCTGCGAAGTTCGCAGCCCCGGTCGGGAGGTAGCGGATCGTGAGGTACGGCAGACGCGCCAGCAGGTCCGCGTCCACGACGGCCACCAGCGTCAGGTTGTTCGGCGTGTCCGGCATCTACGCGATCCGCTCCCCTCCGCTGCTCAGCCGCGCCCGCCGTGGGCCGGGTCGCTCGGGTCGAGCAGCTGCGGCTCCAGGCCAGCGGCAGTCGCCGGCAGGTACTCGTCGCCCGCTTCGAGCTGGGCGGCGTTGCAGAGGCACGGCTTGCCCGACTCACGGTGGACGGCGGGCAGCAGGAGGTAGATCTCCACGTCGGGAGGCATTTGCGGTTCCTTTCGTTCAGGAGGTGATGGAGCGGCCCGCGGCCGTGGCGCGGAGGCGCCATCGGGCGAGGACCACGGCACATGACCCGAGCACGTCGGCGTTCCGGTTCACGAACCGCAGGCCGCCCCGCAGTCGCTCTAGTCCTTCAGCCGCGACACGGCTTCGGGGTAGAGGATCTTCCCGCCCCAGAGCACGTCGAGCTGCCAGACGTTGCGCTTGTGCTCGCGCACGACCTCGAGCCGCAGCGTCACCCCCGTCACCGGGTCGGTCGCCACCGACTCGATCACGGCCGGGTGGCCCTGCGAGCTGAGCGGCCGGAGCGCGAAGACGAAGGCGTTGCGGTGGAAGGCGAGCCCGCCGATCTGGTGGGTCGCGCCGTCGTTCGTGATCGTGATGACCTCGGTGTTGATGAGCGCCGCCTGGAGGCGCGGGGCCACTTCGAGCCCGCCCGCCGGGATCGACACCACCACGTAGGTCTGCGAGTGGCCGGCGAAGGTCAGCCGGTCGCCCGCCAGGAAGGCGCCCGTGCCCGCGCAGACCACGGTGGACGTGCCGCCGTTGGCGCTGACCTGCGCCGCGTGCGCCCCCGTCACGGTCCAGCCCGTCGGGTTGCCGGCCGTGTGGAGCGGGAGCTGCCCGTTCGAGTAGAGGTCGAACTGGTACTTCCGCCCGAGCGAGGCTTCGATCAGGCCTGCCGTGTCGCCGCGCGCGTCGAAGCGGGCCATGATGTCCCGGGCCAGCAGCTCGGCCTCGATCGTGTCGCTGACGACCAGGCGCCGGTTGGCGCGCGGCGCCTTGAGGATGTTGAGCACCTTGCGCTGCGCGATCACGTCCGCCTCGGTCGCCGGGCTCGCGGCCGTCGCCATCGAGAACGACCCGCGGTAGAGGCCGCGGATGCAGAACAGGTCGATCGCGTCGCCGAGCGCGTTGATCGCCCGCTCGGCCGCCTCGGGCACGACGCGCGAGTCGATGACCTCGGCCATCTCCTTGTCGGTCATCAGCCAGCGGGATTCCTTCCACTGGTCGAGCTTGACCGACACGGTGTCGGGCGTCAGCTCGATCGCCGCGGACGGCGTGCCGGGCACCACGTCGGCGATCGTCATCGGCGCGTAGATCGGGATCTTGATCTCGTCGTTCTTCTCTTGGGCTTGGGCGTCGTAGTCCCGGTTCACCAGCATGGGCATGCGGGACTCGTTGCGGAAGGCGATGGCGGCGCGGACGATGAGTTCGTCGGCGACGGCCTGGAGGTTCTGGGGCATGTGCGGGCTCCAGTGGAGCGCGCGCGCCTCGGCGCAGGTGGGCTAGGCGCGGCGGACGATGCGGGTCTTCTTGCCCGCCTTCTCCGCCGCTTCGAGCTTCACCACCTTGTCGGGGTCGTCGTGCTGGATCTCCACCACGTCCCCAGCGCCACCCTCGGCGTCCTTCGCCGCTGCTGAACCGCCAGGGAGAACACCGCTCGCGAATAGGTACGCGAGCGACTTGGTGCGCTCCTGGGCGAAGAACTGCGTCGGCGTGAGCCGCTTGCCGCTCCCTTCGTCGCGTTCCGTCTTGTGGAACGTGGCGCCGGTCTCGACCTCGTACTCGAACAGGTCGTCGGTCACGAGAACCACCGTCGAGCGCGTCCCGCCCGGCGGCACTTGCAGCGCCTGGGTTAGCGGAGAGTTGGCGGCGGCCCCTGCCAGGATGGCCGCCTCCTTCATCCGCTGCGCCTCGCGCTTCTCGGCGGCGAGCTCGCGCTTCTCGGCGGCGAGCGTGGTGTTGCGGAGCTTCTCCTTCTCCGTCTGCCACGCGGCGCGCGCCGTGTCGAACTCGCCCTTCCGAACCTGCTCTGCCTGCTCGAGGTCGTGTGCGCGGTCCAGCTGTGCCTGGACCTCTTCGGGCGTCATGTCGCCCAGCACCGTGCCCATGTGCTGGAGCCGCTTCTTTCGCCCGATGCTCTCGGTCTCGAGGTTCCTCACCGTCGTGGACAGCGCCTCGACCTGCTTCGCCAGCTCTGCGTTCTGCCGCAGGATGGCGGGCACGTCGATGTCGCTGTCTGCGCCTCCGGCCCGCTGGCCGTTGCCTTTGCCGCCTGTCTTCGGTGCGGCGCCTCCGCCACCCCCACCGCCACCCGCGCCCGGCTCGCCCACCGGCGGCTCGGCCGCCGCGAAGGCGTAGCCGCGCGTGCTGGAGTTGAGAGGGTGGTTCCTGAGAAATCCTCGGATCACGTCGAGGGTTGCTCCTGCTGTGCCGTGTCTCGCTGACTCCCGGCGGGCTTGGCGGCGCGCCGGGCCTTGCTCCCAACCGGGAGCGATCTTCGCTCGGTGTGCCGGCCGAGCGCCGAGCAGCCTACCACGGCCCTCCGGGGTGGTGTCAAGTCGGACGGCCGACTTCGATGCCGCCGGTGATCCGAACGCTGCGCGCGAACTCCGCGCCCGCGCGCTCGGCGATCGCCTGCACGGCGGCGCGCTCCTTGGCCGAGAGGCCCCAGTAGCGGTTGCGCTGCTCGAGCGCCTCGGCGATCACGCGGCGCTCGCGGAAGCCGATCGACACGCGCTGGGCCGAGCGGCCGGTCACGCCGAGGGCGTTGGCCGTGCTGCTGGTGAAGCGCTGGTCGGGCACGCCGGGGCGGCCCTTCTCCACCTTGCGTTTCTTGTACGCGGGCGAGAGCGCCTCGAAGCGGTCGCCCGCCACGCCGGTTCCCGCGCGCCCGCCGGTGGGAAAGGCGCGCCGGCGGACCTGCTGCACGGCGGCCTCGGCCATGCGCAGGAGGGCACGCTTCGAGAGGTCGGGAGGGATGCGGATTTGTACGGCCATGCGGGCGGATCTTACGCGAAACGGGCGGGTGGAAAATAGGTCAACGGGGGGGCAACGAGGAGCAACGCGATTTTTCTCGAGACTTTCTCCGGCTAAGAGGCGCCTTCGTGCAACCTAACATCCCGGCGTTGCTCGTTTCATGGGTGGGGCTGGAAGGCGAAATAGCCCTGTCCCGTCCCGTCCTCTTCTCTGAGTCTTCTCCTCTCTTCGTGACTAAGACGGCGTGGGTCATTTCGTAACTGACGCCCCATGGTGGCTTCTGTATGGTGCGCGTCCGAATGGCGGAAGGCGGACACAGCGGCGGCGGCCCCGACCTGGCCTGGTGGCAGGCCCTCCTCGGCGGGTTGGGGACGCTGCTCATGGGCTGGGGCATCGGGCTCCGGCGCGGGCGCACGCAGGGAGACACTGAGCTGTCGCGCGAGCTGGTCGAGTTCGGTCGCGCCGAGCACGCGCAGACGCGGGGCGACGTGCGGACGATCCTCGATCAGATGCGGGAAGAGCGTGAGCTGCAACGGGGCGACTTCACGAAGCTGCTCGAGCTGGTGCGAGACGAGGGCCGCGAGCAGCGGACGGCTATCTACGTCCTCGGCGACAAGATCAAAGAGGGTCTCACGGCGATCGACAAGGACGTGACGCGGCTCCTCGACCGCGCGCCGCGCCGTGGCCCTGAGGATTGAACGGGTACTTGTCTCACGGCCTCTCCGGTTCCAGCACGGGCTCCCAGAGGTGCCGGCAGTTCCAGCCGCCGCCCTGCTCGCGCGCACTGCCCGGCCCCGCGCCCGCGCCGCCGTTCTCCCGCGAGTTGTCCAGTTCGTCGATCTCCTCCTCGGTCCACGTCTCTCCGGCCTCGGCCTCAGCGATGAGCGCGGAGCAGAAGGGCCGCGTCACGTCGTCGTCCGGCCCCACGTAGGTCCAGCGCGTGATGCCGAGCTCGTCGTCGAGCCGGCGCTGCATGACGCGGTGCAGCTGCGTCGTGGCGGTTCTGGCTAGTGTTCGCGCTGCCGCCACGGTCGCGCCGTTGTCCAGGGTGAGCGCGAGCTGCTTGGACCACGATTCGAAGCTCTCGCCCGTTGACACGGCGCGTTGCAGGCCGCGGCGCATCACGTTGACGGCCTCGTCGCCCAGGTCCGCGAAGGCGTCGAAGTGGGCGCCGCTGATCGCCGCGAACGCGTCCAGGTCGGGCTTGGCGAAGGCCGCGCGCTTCCCGGAGAAGGCCCGGTACTCCTGCTGGACCGCGCGCGCGATCTTCGAACGCGTGCCGAGCAGGCGACCCACCGCGTCCTGGTAGCCGCTGTCCTTGAGCCGCTGCGCGATCTCGCGCCGCGCTACGGCCAGGCGGGCGAGGTTGCGGGCGTCGGTGACGAAGAAGCCGTCGGCCAGCTTCAGGCGCGCCGCGATCGCCGCCATGCTCCGCTCGAGGTCGCGCGCCGAGCGGCGCAAGTCGGCGTTGAACTGCTTGACGCTGGCCTCGCGGAACTCGACGCTGCCGCGGAGCTTACGGCTATTCGCCACGGCGGCTCATAGGGCGGCCACCTCGAGCCCGAGCTGCATCTCGCTCTTCGTGCCGTCGGAGTGGGTTGCGAGGACCGTCAGCCGGTGCAGCCCAATCGCGCTCAAGGGGCCGATGCGAACCGGAACCACGTTCGCCACGATGGTACCGACGGTGGGGCTCGAGGCGCTTCCGCTCGGCGGCACGTGGACGGCGGTGGCGGTGGCGACGGTGATGCCGGCTGGGAGGTCCGGGCCAAAGTCGAAGTCCCACTGTCGGATCTCGTTCGTAGACTGCGGCTTGCTCGCGGTGAGGATGTCGGCCATGTCGGATTACCCCTTGCGGACGCGCTGGCGCGCCGAAGGTCGCACGCGCTGGCGCGGTGCGGATCCTACCTCGCGGCGCTCCATCGCGGTGAGCGTATCGGGATGGTCGGTGACGGGGCCACTGCGCTCCACCGCGATGAGCGTACCGAGCGGATCGTCGACGGGCCCGAACGTCCCGAGCGGCCCGAACGTCATAGGTCGCTGCGAATCCTGCTCGCTCGACGCCGCTGCCGCGAGGACGCGTAAGAACGCGCGAGCGCTCGCCACAGATGCCTCGTCGGCGCGACCGGCCGCAGCGAGCCGCAGCCAGGCGCGCGCGATGGCACTCTCCGCGTCGGAGGCCAGGCCGACAGGGAGCCCGCCGCCGAAGCTCAGCGCAAGCGCGACGTCCGTGGCGTCGGAGCGCCCGGGGTCCACCAGCTTCCGCCAGGCTCCCGCCAAGGCCGAGTCGGCCTCGGCTGCGAGCCCGCCGCCCACGGCACGCACGAATGAAGCGCCGAGGGCCGCCACGATCTCCTGGGCCTGCCCCGCGGCCACGCGCCGCGCGAGCGCGAGCGCATTCGCGACCTCGACGGCGTTCGCCACGCCGACGCCGAGCTTCCGGCTCACGGCCAGGGCCAGCGCGGCATCCGCCTCGTTCGAGCGCCCGATGGACGCCCCGAAGGAGCGGGCGAGTCCGACGTCCGATTCAACGGAGACGCCGGCGGCCAGCAGGCGGCGCAGAGGCGCCGCGAGTGCGGTGCTCGACTCGAGGCCGAAGCCCGCGGCGATCCGCTTCGCCAGGACCTGCGCGAGCGCACTGTCCGACTCGGCGGCCAAGGCCGCTCCGCTGAGGGTCTTGCGCAGCGCTTGGGCCAAGGAGGTGCCGGACTCGGCGGCCAGCCCCGCGGGGACCAGCTTGGCGAGCGTCCGCGTCACGGCCGTGTCGGTTGCGTCGGCCCGGCCCGTGGGGAGCGGCACCAGCTCGCGGATTCCGACCCACGCGAGGATGCAGTCGCTCGAGGTCCGCGTCGGGTTGTAGGTCTGCGTGGCCGCGGCGGTGACCACCTTGCGCTGCGACGTGATCGACACGGCGCTCGTGCCCGAACCCACCCCGGCGTGCTGGTGGGTGCTCCAGGCGCCGTTCGTCGTGTCGGCGTCGCCGGCCCAGGAGTCCGTGTTCTCGGCGAAGCCTCCGCCCACGACCGCGTTGCCGTTCGCGATGCTGCCGGTGGTGACGGTCGGCGTGCCGGTCGCGGCCCCGGTGTTCACCCCGCCCGTGACGTACCCCACGCCGTTGCCGGCCCCGGGCGCCACCTCGGTCAGCGTCCACGCCTTGGCCTGGGTGTTCGCTCCGAAGGTCACGGTGATGACGGTCGTTGCCTGGAGCGTCCCGCCGTTCTGCTTCGTCGTGAAGACGGCCCCCTGGATGCCGGCGCTCGCGGCACCGGGGTCGTAGAGCGGGCCTTGGCGCTTGGTCCAGGTGTTGCCCAGCGTATCGGCCACGCTGTCGACGTTGTTCGTCGACCCGCCGCTGGCGGAGTTGTCCGCCGCGACCAGCAGCACCGCGAGCGCGCCCGCCACGAAGTTCGAGGCCGGGACCAGCGTGAACGTGGTGATGTTCAGCGCATTATCGGCGCCCGAGCCACGATCGGTGCAGGTCAGCGACATGGGCTACGGCGGGTCCGATTAGGAGGCGCGGAAGAAGACGCCGCTCGTCAACTGGAGGTCGTTGCCGTCCGGCGTCGCCGCAGCGTCGAATAGCGTGAGCGGTAGGATCGCCGAATCCGCGCCGCCCGTGGTGTCGGCGTCGTAGCAGACGAGGACCTTCGAGATCGCGTTGCCGGTCGCGGCGGTCCAGGTCACCGTCGGCAGCGACACCTCGTAGCGGGCGAGGGCGAGTCTACCGAACGGCTCATGCAGCGGAGACCTCCTCCTCCTCCTCCTCGTCGCCAGGCGCCGGCTCCTCCTCGGAGTCGTCCGCGTCCGTGCCGGCTCCGAGCTGCGCGCGGAGCTGTGCCGCCATCGCCTCGCGCTCCTGCGCGGCGCCGCCCACCTCGCGGTTCTTGGCGAGGTTCTCCTTCACCTTCACCCACGCCTCGGCCTCGTTCGTCACGTTCGGGTGGCGCGCCATGTACCACTCGGCCTTCGAGGCGATGCCCTCCTCGACCTCGGCAATCCACTCCTCGGCCGCGCGGTCGGTCACTTGGAAGTGCCGGTTGTAGACGACCTTGACCTCGGGCTTGGCCTCGCCCCAGGCTCGCGCGAGCAGGCGCAGCACCGCCTCCTCGCCGCGCTCGGCCGACCCGGCGTGCTGCTCCAGCAGGGCGAGAAACTCCTGCCGGTCCTGCTCGCGCTTCTCGCCGCTCTCGGGCGCCGCGCTCGGGAGCTGCGCGCGCGCCGTGCGGTTGAACACGAGGTCCGCCACGCGGTCGACGATGGCGTTGATGCGCCGCATCCCCATCTCCGCCGGCACGCCAGTGGGGGCCGTGTAGGTCACCTTCGCGTCCTTCGGAATCTTGAGCCCCGCGCGCTCGCCGACCTTGATCTCGCTCACGGCGTCGTCGGTGGCGAACGTGAGGATCTCGAAGCCCTGGTGGTAGAAGCCTTCATCGAGCACGGACCACGTGTTCCAGAGCGCGTTGGCCGACAGCACCACGTCGTCGAAGATCGTCTGCGCCTGCATCGGCGCTTCGAAGTCGGCGTAGAACAGCACGAGCGGGACTTCGCCGAGGTGGTTCGGCATCTCGACGCCATCGTCGTCGCGCCCGCGCTTGCGGTCCTTGCCGACCTCGTAGGTGGTGATGGTGTTGCGCCGATAGACGCGATACCGGAGCAGCTCCTCGCCGCCCTGGCCGAGCGGCTCTCGGCCCCGCGTCACCTGGTCCAGGATCGTGACCCAGTTGAGCTGGCCGCGGCGCGCCGGGTCTTCCCGCTCCCAGTCCCAGTCGATGATGTTGAGCGGGCTCAGCAGCTCGCACCACGGCCGCAGGTTCTGCACTTGCGCCACAGCCTCGCTCACGGCGGCGCCGTCGGGGCTTCGCAGGGCGCCGAGCGGCGGCCCGTCCACCAGCACGCCGAAGACCCCGAGCAGCTTTGCCTTCGCCGTGACGCGCTCGAAGAAGTCGTCGGCGGAGGTGCCGAGCAGGTCGATGTTCGCGAGCGCCGGCGCCAGGCGCGACGGAAGCGTTCGCACCGGTTTCACGCGGTAGAGCTGCGACTGGTAGACGTGCAGCGCCTTGCGCGGCAGGTTGTCGTAGAGCAGCATGGCGCGGTCGAGCCGGTCGGTGTAGTCCTCGTTGCTCTCCGTCCAGAAGCGCTTGAGGTAGCGCGGGGTGACGTTGCGGTTCTCGCGCTCGAGCGAGCGCCCGCCGTCGTAGTGGTGCTCGGCCATCGCCCAGGCCGGCCGCTGCTGCGCGTAGTACGGGTGGCGCTTCGTCAGGTCGAGCTGCGGCATCGGCGCTCCCATTGTTCCACGTGGAACATTCCCGCGCGATCGACCGCAACCCTAGCAGGGCGCGAGGACGGGGCCTGGCTGCGCGAACCACGCCGCGAGCAGGGCCAGGGCCACGGCGCCCGAAGAACGCACGTCCACGGGGCTACTCCACCGGGTAGATGCGGCAGAAGGGAGCGCCCGGCATCAGGACGTCGCCCGCGGCCACGCGCCAAGCGATCAGTCCGGTCAGCTTGAGCCGCCAGGCGTACTCGACCTTCTCGCACTCCAGCACGGCGACTGGCACGGTTTGGCCGGCCCGGTTCGCCCCCGCCTCCACCAGCGCGCCCTCCTCGACGAGCAGCTCGACCACGTGCACCGGCTTGCCGGTCTGGAGCGTGGGGATCGGGATCTCGACGAACTCGAGCGGTTCCGGTTCGCTCACGACGGGCACCTCCACGGCCCGTATCCTACCGGGTTTCACGGCGCCTCGGTGCTCCACGCTTCGCGCAAGAAGCGCAGCAGGTCGGGGTAGCTGGCACCACGAGCACAAGTCGTCGAGCGCACCCAACCGTTAGAAATGGCCCGCGGCTCCGAGCCGCGCCGATATTTCTAACGCCCGGGGTCGTGTGTCACGGTGGGCGGCACTTTGACCAAGCGGAGCGTCAGCCCCACGACCGACACGGACTTTCCCACCGTGAGGAAAGCTGCTGAGCGCGCCCGCATCGGCGAGCGCGCAATCCGGGCAGCTGTGCGCCGCGGCGAGCTCGCGCTCTACCGGCCCGACGGCACTTGGCCGCGCATCTACTGGCCCGAGCTGGTGTCGTGGGTGAGGGCTTCACGGGTGCGCGCCACACCGCATGCCGAAGCGCGGCTTGCCGAGGTGCTCGAGCGCGAGGGCGAGATGCCCTAGCCCCGAGACGGCGCCAGGGATGACGAGTCTGAGCAGCGACCCTAGCGAACGAAGTCACGCAGTACAGCAGGTGTGCCTCGAATCCTCCAGCACCGCGAGCGAGAAAGGAAGAAGTGACAGTTTCAGCTGCAGCCAGAGTCTCAGCGAGAGCTGCAGTAGTAGCTGCAGTCAGTAGTCCTCGGATAGACGAGCGGTCGTGCGGACTTGCGATTTCGACTGCCCAGCCTGGAGTGCCATAGAGCCCGTAGGTTCCATCCGCGCCGCAGTCCCAGGAGTTCTCGCCCCGTTCCACCCGCGGCCGTGGCTCCAGTAGCGAGGCGGCTTGTGGTCGTTCAAGTCCTGCCAACGCCAGCTCATCGCGTTCCTCCCGTCCGTGCCTTCCGCACGCGGTCGAACTCCGACATCATGTGCGCCTTGCCGTTGGCCGCCACGCCGGCGATCAGCTCGGCCGCCTCCTCGAGTCCGCCGGCGAGTGATTCGCGCCTCGCGTAGATGGACACCTGGTCGTGGAAGGCGAGCGCCGCCCAGTCCATCGCGCGCTCGGCCTCGTAGATCGCGGTGCCCACGCAGCGCCAGTCCTCGTCGGCCCGTTCGAGGGCGGTGTTCGGCATGCGGAACCAGCGCCAGCCAAACCAGAGCGACGTGACCCTGGCCCAGCGCCCGCCTCGCAGGCGGCGGTACCAGCGGAAGCGGCTCAGCACTCGGGATGATCGAGCAGCACCTCGTCGGCGTGTGACAGGCCGTCTGGGGTGAAGCAGCCGAGCAGACCGACCACCATGTTCGACACCCACGCATCGGGGTCGAAGTCCGTCACGGCGCCGTTGCTGGTGGTGGCGCGCACCGCGTAGCGGGCCGCGGCCTCGACCTGCTCGACGAGTTCGCGCCGACGCGGATCGTCCATCCCGACGCGCTGCGGCATCGGCGGGTCGTTGTCGCCAGGCGCCGTCAGCCAGTGGTCTGCCGGCAGCGGCAGGGACATCGTGGCGAAGCCGCTCCCGTCGGGCAGCGGCCCGTGGACCTCTTCGATGGTGCCGCCGCAGTCGCTCGCGAGTCGTTGCAAGACTTCGGGAATCCTCGGGTCGTCGGGCATGGCGGTCCTCCCCGTGTGCCGTGATGCCGACTGCTTAGCCCCGTGCTCCAGAAAGCGAAAGGGCGCGCCGGCTGTGCAGGCCAACGCGCCCTCCCGTGATGGGGGGTATGCCATCAAAGGGCTGAAAGACTGAAAGACCTTCTTGCGTGGTCCCTTGCCGAATCTCTCCAGTGCTACCACCGCCGTCTGAACCCGAGTCCCTCCCGGGCACGACGTCGGCACTGCGACGCTAGCGCCGCCGTCAGAGTGACACCACCTCCTCGGGCGGCTCCGTCGAGTAGCGGTCCTTCTGGACGCGGCGGCGCTTGGGCGGTTGCATGGCGGGCTCGCGGAACTCGGCCCGTGCCTGCCGGCCGTGCCAATGCGAGCGCCGGATCGAGACGTGATCCCCGTCGTGGTCGCTGGCCCGGATGCAGCGCGCCTGGAAGCCGTTGCGTAGCGCGGTGGCGTTGCAGCGGCCCACGCGATCGGGATCGACGACGTGCGCCGCGTAATCCCGAGCCGGCTTCTTCTTCACGAAGTGCATTGTCCGCTCCCCTGGTTATGCGTTTGGCCGCAGGATGTCCCGCGGGTTGAACATTTCGATCGCGTCGCCCGCGCGAACCTTGTGGCGGAGCTCGAACCAGTAGCCGGTGGCGTCGGTGATGTGGATCATCTGACCACACTTCTGCTCGTCCGGCTCGCTCGTGCCCTCCTTGTAGAGCACGCCCTCCAAGTCGGTGATGAGCCGCGAGGTGCCGAAACCCTCGCGGTCGGAGACGAGCGACGGGTGGATGTGGACGCGGCGTCGACCGGCGGCGTTCAAGAACTGGCCGTTGACGGCGTTCCACCGGTCGCGCCTCGAGGGTGCGGCGTCACGGCTGGCGGTCTTGAAGCCGGCGGCCTGGAGCAGCGAGTGGTCCGTAGCGCCGGCGACGGCGCTGCTCTTGCGCGCCTTGCCGCTCGGGTCGGGGTGCATCATGAAGGCGCCGAACCGCCCGGCCCGCTGCTCGCAGCGGAGCTTGATCTCGCGCGCGGCCACCGACGTGTCGGCGTTGCGGGCCCAATAGGCGTCGTACACGAAGGCGTGCTTCTCGATCCTGCCGTCGGGCGCGCGCAGGTCCTGCTCCCAGCCCCAGACGGCGCACATGGGGTCCACGTTGAAATCCATCCCGCCGAGCCAGGGCATTCCCTCCGTGCCGATCCCGGGCGGCAGCGGGAACTCGTGGACGTCGAGCCGTCGGTCGAAGGCGTAGTAGATCCGACCGGCGGCGTCCTCCCAGCTCGCCTCCATCTGCTCGCGGAAGTCGCGCGGCGACAGGTCGTGGCGCAGCGCCTCGATCTGCGACGGCTCCAGCACCTCGTCCGCGCGCCAGGTGTAGGCGCCCCAACGGTCGCCTTTCAGTTGCGCATCGCACCAGCGGTTCCAGTAGTGGTTGCGGCCGACCGGCGAGCCGATCAACCACAGCTTGCCCTGGTGGCCGCGGGTCGCGAGCGCCGGGCGCAGCACCTTCGTGAAGACCTCGGGCCGCATCTCGCCGTACTCGTCGAGGATCAGGAAGTCCACGGGCCGGCCGGCAATCCGCGGCTTCTCGAGCCCCACCACGCGAACCAGCCAGCCCGTCGACGTGGCGAGCAGCAGCTCGCTCTCGCGCAGGAGCGTGATCCAGTCGCGCGGGATCAGCGCCTTGACCCGATCCCACCAGATCAACTTCGCCTGCGCGCGGGTCGGCGCGCCGAGGACCGCGTTGCGGTAGGTGTCGAACACGCCGGGGCGGAACCCGCGGGTGGGGTTCGCGATCTCCCGGAGCAGCGCCCAGCACGCGATGTGGGTCTTGCCGCTCCGTCGCGCCGCCGGCACGATCATGTACGGGCGGGTGTCGAGCCACAGCGCGCGCTGCGCGGGCACGTGCAGCTCGAACGGCGCCACGCACGCCGGGTCGATCCCGGACGGCGGCCGGATCTGGAGCGACGACACCGCTACGCGGGCTTGGCGCCGCCGTTGGTCGGACCGGCCGGCACCACGTTGCGGAGCTGCTCCTGCAAGAACACCACCTGGTCCGCGAGGGTGCTCTCCTCGACATCGCTCGGCGGGATCGGCAGCCGCAGCTCGATCATCCGGTCCCGCGTCCGCGCGCGCAGGACTTCACCGCCGGCACGAATCTGGTCGCTCTCGGTCTTCGCGTGACTCGCCAGGTGCGACAACCGCGCCTCGACCTCGTCGAACACGAAGTTCCGCACGGCCCGAAATCGCTCGGCAAACCTCGGATCGTCCCGCAGCCAGCACCGGAGCGCCCACTTCGAGCACCCGGCGCGCCGGAGCGCGATCTCGCAGTTCAGGTTGGTCTCCGAATAGCTGTGGAGAAACACCATCTTGCGTCGCGCCCTGGCGAACTGTCGACCCGTCATCATCTGGTCATACGCGGCAGCCATCGGCCGTCAGCATACGCGCGCGAGGCAGTTTCGGACAGCGCCCCCTCTCGCCATCACGGCGCCTGGGTGGTAGAAAACCACAGGATGCACGGGCGCGACGAGCGGCGGATGGTTCGGGTGACGGTGAGCTGGCGAGCGCTCGGGGCCGGTTGGCGCTACCTCATGGGCGGTCTTCGCAGGAGGGTGGCGCATGGGTTGGCTGAAGCTTCTCGTCCAGCAGCGCCTGCTCGCGGCGGCGATGCCGTTTCTGATGGCGATCCTCAGCCGGGCAGGGTTCGAGGGGCCGGCGACCGCGCTGAGTGAGCTCGTGCAGGCGGCGATCGTCTTCGTGCCCTCGGCGCTGTCGCTCACGTCGTACTTCGGGATCCTGAAGTCCGACCGCCTGCTGTTGCAGAAGCGGCTGCTCGCGGCGTTCCTGCCGACGGCGGCGGTGCTGCTGAAGCAGCTCGGGGTGGTGATTCCCGACGACGTGCTGGCGTCGACGACCACGCAGGGCGGTCTGCTCTTCGCGGCGCTGCTCAACGTGCTGAGCTTCTTCACGGGGAACCAGCAGGGGGCGGTGGGCAAGGGCGCCTTCTTGCCGGCGCCGGGGTAGGCGGTGGCTGCCGAAGCCCCCGCGCCCGAGTCGCTGGTCTACGTCGACAAGCGGACGGCGCAGCCGGCGTCGCTCTCGGTCTCGGTGCTGTTCACGCCGCTGGCGATCCGGGCCGCCTGGAGCCGCGCGGCGCCCGACGAGCACCTGTTCTTCGAGTTCGCAAACGAGGCGGCGTGGGAAGCGCTGCCGACCTGGCGCAAGCTCGCGGTCCTCGGCCGCGTCGCCGAGCTGGCCCAGGAGCACGACGACGCCGTGGCGCGCGGCCTGCGCGCCTCGCCCACGGTAGAGCCCGACCCCCTCACACCCGCCTAAGGAGGCCCCATGCCGCTCGAAACCACCGTGACCCAGGACCCCGCCGGCGCCCGCCAGCGCGTGCGCTACGTCTGCGCGCCCAACACGAAGGCGGACGGCTCGGGCAGCCCCGCAGCCGTCGACGGCCCGGTGGGGGTGGAGTTCGACGACCCGACGCAGCCGGTGACGGGCGTCTCGGTGTCGCAGCTCGAGCCCGCGGTGCGCGCGCCGGCGGACTTCATCGGCGACGTGGCCGGCAGCCTGGTCGCGGACGCCGACCTGGGCGCGGGGGTGGTGCGGATCAGCGAACGCTTCCTGATCCACTACGTCCACCCGCAGGCCGAGAACCTCGGCGCCTCGACCGCCGTCGTCGAGCCGGACCCCGACCCGGCGTAGCCCCTCGGTGGGTCAAGTGGGACGGGGTTCGTTCCCCTGGATCGAAGCGATCCGCAGGCGGCGGGCGGCCGAGCGGGCTCGGATCGCGGAGTTCGACGCGCGCGCGGCGGCTCAGGTCGAGGCAGAGACCACCTCGAAGGCGGAGTGGTTGATCCGTCGAATCGAACCAGGCGCCGGCGCGCCGCAGGAGAAAGAGATGAGCGACACCACGAGTCCTGACGTCCCCGACACGAAGGCCGAGTGCGTGGGCTGCGGACCCTCCACGCCGCAGCCGCGACCCGGAATGCGCGGCGGTCTCATGTGGTCGATCGAGCTCTGCCCGGCCTGCACGCAACGGATGGCGGCGAAGGCCGTGTGGAAGATCACCAAGCGCTTCCTGCGAGAGCAGCTCGACCTTTGACGCGCCGACCCCCGGCGCTCCACCGCCGACATGGACACAGCGTTCGCACGGAATGCGCTCCGCGTCCCCTTCTGGCCGCCCTCGGCTCTATGATCCTGGCGGTGCAAGGTCCGCGGTTTCGCTCTCCAGTGTGCTCGCCCTTCTCGTGGCCGCAGACGCACTCGCTCACGACTTTCTCCTCGCTCTCGGCCGTGCTGACTTCACACAACGTTGTTGCCGGTGCCCGGCCAGGTCACGTAGCCCCAATGCAGGGCCGTCAGGTCGGTCGGGCAGGCAAGCGGTACGGGGAGCAGCTCGGCAGCGGCCGGAGCGGCGAGGACGAGGAGCCCGTCATCGAGAAGGAGACCTCTTGAAGCGCACCATCTTTGCCCTGTCGTAGCGTCGAATGCGGTCAGGCACGCGATCAGGTAGTCGGCGAGGATGCAGTCGGGTGTGTTGCTGCTGCTCTCCGCGCTGTGGCGGTTAATGGCGGCCTGGATGTCATCGCGTAGGTCGCTCAAGGCTTCTTCTCCTCGGTGCGTGCGGCACGGCGAGCGTCGATGGCAGCGCGCAGCGGCGTACTAGGATGAACTCCGCAGCGATAGAACGGATGTACATCGACAGATGCGTCCAGCCAGTCGAGCCGCTCCTTGTCGGCGCGCAGCTCGGCGATCTCTTCGACTGACGGCAGCAGCCCGTCGAGCTTGGCGGCGAGGGCTACGAGCGCGACTTCCAGGTCATCGTTGCAAGCGTCGTCCTCGTTCTCGAAGGCTGAGAGGACCGCTACGAGATCAAAACGGGCATGCCAGAGTGCTACTCCGGCCGATCTGGGATCGTATGATGGATTGCCTAATTCGACTAGCCTCCGTAGTCGCTCGGCAACGGTCGGATGGGTGGTCACGGTGCGACTCCCAACGGCATACCGTCAGCGATGTAGCACTCGGTACAGTAGAAGTGACCGTTTACTTGGTTGTACGTACCCTCGTTCTCGCGCACATAGTCGTCGGCTGACAGCTCTTCGGCAGCGCCAGCGTCTACGTATTCAGCAAGTTCGGCGGGATACTTGCCGCACCCGACGCACTTGAGGTCGCTCACGGCAGTTTGCATCTCGGACAGCATCACTTCTCCTTGGTTCGTTTGGCAATCTCTCGTTCTGCCGCTCCCTCGCAAAGCCGCGCGTCGGCCTCGCAGGCAGGACTCCAGCGGATGCGCCAGCCGGCGGCACCACACGCATCAACCAGAGCCCAGGCTCCGTGAAGCCCGCGTTACACTACCGAATCCTGACCGGCTGTGTCGAGCAGCGCGCGCTGCTTCGCGTCGAGCACGGCGAAGGCATCCGTGATACCGCGCGATCGAAGCAGCACCACCAAGTGCGCCGGCCCGTAGAGCTCCGCCGTGCGCGCGCGATCCTTGTTCCGCGGCAGCTTGGAGAGCCACTGGAGCGCGAAGATGGCGGCTGAAATCGCGGCGACGTCCACCGACGGCCCGCCCATCAATGCGCCCTGGCCGGCGCCTTTGATCTTGTCGTTGCGGTTCTCGATCGCCACCCACGACCATCCGGTGATTCCTCCGGCCGGGCCGTCGCATGCACGAGCGCCGAAGCTGATGTCGAGAGCACTCATCGCTACGGCCAGTCCGGGTAGACGAGCACGCCGACGCTGGTTCCATCAGGTCGCTTCTCGCTGACTTCCACGGCGTTCACGAACGGCAAGCGCCCGAGCGTGTCCGCGAGAACGATGGAGGGCAGGCCCTCGCGCTCCAGGATCTCTCGCGTTGTCTTGCGGTCGCCGACGGCGCGTACCAAGTCCGCCTGCTGCCGCCAGACCCGCACGCGGCGGCCGTCTCGCAGCTCCACCGCCGTGATGCTCTCCACGATCCGCTCACCCATGACTGGGCTCCTCTGTTGCCACCGGGCCACCCACCGGGCCGAAGTCCGGCCAGGCGGCAAGCTCCAACTCCTCGAACTCACGTAGTCCGTCGAGGGGAATGCGCAGCGCCTTCGCGCGGTGGTCGGGCGGGCCGACCTCAACCTCGCGCTCCTTCTCGGCCCACTCCCAGCCGTAGACCCACCCGACGATGCGCACCGCGCGCAGGTCTGGCTCGGGCGACTCCTCCTGCAGGACACGAACCGCCAGCACCCAGACGTCGGCGCCGCCTGGCTTGTTATGGGGCAGGCGGTCGAGCCCGTCGGGCCGGAACTTCGTCTTAACCTCGACCGTCGCACCTTGCAGGCGCGGCACCGAGAAGTCGAACTCCCCGCCGTCGCCGGCGGTCCCCTTGCGGCCGACCTTCTTGCCGAGCACCGCGCCCTTCGCCTCGAGCCCGAGCAGCACGGCGACCGCGTACTCGCCCATCACGCCGGCGAGCTGGCGTTGAAGGTGCGAGTCCTTGTCGCCCACCGACCAGTCGGCGCCAGGCTTCACCCGTTTCGCGCGGGCCTCGGCTTCCTTGGCGCAGGCTCGCATCATGGTCTTCGTGAAGAAGAACCACGGCGCGGGGCGAAGCAGCGGCATCAGTCCCGCCTCGGCGACAGTGCCAGGATGGTCGCCTTCACCCAGGCATCCGGCGGGCGCGGCATTCCGGCCGGGCACCAGACGCGCACAGGCGTGGGGTAGCCCAGGTCGAAGTGAAACTCTTGGAGTGGGTACCGCCACGAGGGCTCGCGCGGCCCGCGAATGTCGCCAGGGTTGCCGAACGCTGCGCTGCCGGCCGGCGTCACGCGCTCCTCGGACGGCATCGTCACGCCGATCACGTCCGACAAGAGGGCCACGACGTTGCCGAGCACCACGTAGACGATGAAGCCGGGTGAGGGCATGGGTCAGTCCACCTGTCCGACGACGCCCGGCGGCGAGTCGCGGTTCGCTTCGAGTACGTCCGCCGTCTCGCGCAGCACCTTCACCAAGTCCTCGCGCTGAGCGTTCGAGACGTGCGTCAAGTAGCCGTGCTCGCCGAAGCTGAACACGAGCAGCGCGAACCCGAAGCCGGGCGGCAGGCGCTCGTCGATCAGGCGCGCCACTTGCTGGGCGGAGCGCTTGACCCCGGGCCAGAGACGGCGGATGGCGGCGCGGCCGAGGAGGATGCTCACGCGCACGCCCTCATGCAGGACTGCGCCCCTGGCGTGTCCGCGCTGACCCAGTTCATCTGCTCGTCGGTGACGTTCACGTAGTGCGCCGGCACCACGGACAGGTCCTCGCGGAGATTATCGAGGTCGTTGCCGTAGATGCCTTCGACTTCCTGTGCGTGCTTCAGGACCGCCGCGCGCGCGATTGCCTCGTCCTGCGTCCCGAGAACCAGCCACTCGTCGCCGCCGTCTAGGGAGATCACTTCGGGGTCGCTCACGGCTTCGCCTCCGTCTTCGGGAACTCGCGCACGCGCAGGTCAGTCGGCCACTCAGTCGGGTCGCCTCCCTTGCGGTGACGCAGCTCGATGGGCACGAGACAGCCTCCCTTGGCGGTCCCCACTTCTCGGTACGCACACGGGAAGGAACCGAGTTGTTTGCAGAACACCGGCACCATCGCCGCCTTGCACTGCTCGACGAGGCTGCGGATCCAGGCGACATCGCACGGGCGCGCGCCGGGGCCGCTCTCGCCTCCGACGATCACCCAATCTGGACCGCGAGCGTTGGCGCCGAGCGTCGGATCGTTCTTCAGGCGCCAGAGCACCACCGGCCCGAGCAGCGGCTCCACCGAGAGGAAGCGCACCGCCGCCGGCGTCTGGAGCAGCAGCGGAATCCGCTCGTCGGCGCGCGCCTGATCCTCGCAGCTCGTCCCCAGCCAGACGTTTCGGATGGGCCAGGTCCAATCGACGTGGCACACGCTGCGCACACCGATTCGATTGAGGGCGTTGCCGACGCAAGCCTTCACTGCGGCGTCTTCGAGCCCAGTGAAGCACCCGATCACTTCGCGCATCCGCTCGGGCCTCTTCGTCAAGATCTGGAAGGTGTGCTGCGGCGCGAGCGCCGCGACGCCGAGCACGGCGAGGATAAACTCGTCCGGCACCTTCTCATGAAAAAGATCCGACATCGAGTTGACGAAGATCCGCCGCGGCTTCCTCCACCGCAGCGGCTCGTCGAGCTTCTCGGGCACGAGGCGGACGTCGCCGGTCCAGACGGGGCCGCAGTTCGTGAGCTTCGTCAGGCCCGCATACCAGCCGGTCGAGAAGCGGTGCGCCTGCTTCATGGCGTAGCAGTTCGTGCAGCCCGGCGAGACGACGGAGCAGCCGCGCACGGGATTCCAGGTGAAATCGGTCCATTGGATCGTGGTCATCATCTCTCCAGTTCGTGCGCGACGAGGAAGCGCGTCACCCACTCGATGAGCGCGTGCGCGCCGATCGCGTTCACCTCGATAGAGTCCTCGGCATCGCACGTCTCGCACCAGACGCGCAGGCCGACCAATTTGGCCTCCACGTAGGTGACGTGCTTCAGCGTCACTTGCTCGTCGCCGCGCATGAACACCGACCTCACCTGCCTTCCTGTGCGCGCTGCTGCGCGGCCACCCACTCCGGGATCCAGTCTCGCGTCTCGCGCCAGCCACCCCCGCGCACCACCGTGGCATGGACTGCGCCGGGCGGAATCAAGAAGATCGGGTGGCCGCGCCCACGCTCGAAGCACTCCATCGCGGCGCGCTCGATCACTGGGATGTGCTCAGGGCCGATCGGCACACGCGGGTTCCATCGGAAGCAGAAGACCACGCCCGGCACGTCACCGACGCCGCGCTGCAAGTCGATGCTCAACCCGATCCGCGGGTCCACGTCGGTCATGCCTTGCCGCCAGGCGCAGAGGAAGACGACGCACTCATGCGGCCGGTCGGGGTAGACGCCGCAGCCGATGCCACCGGGCACCGGAACTCGCGCGAGGTTCGGGCAGGGCGTCCAGGGCTTCTTGTCGATCCCGTGGATCTCCATCGTCACGCAGCAGGTGGCGCATCCGGCGCAGGTGCGGGAGGCGACCTTGTGCGCGTGCTCCTTCTCTCCGGCGCGAAGCAGGTTGCGCACCATCTTCAACTGGTCCTGCGCCATCCGCTTCTCGACCCGCCTCACCGGCCGTCTCCTTCGAGGAACAGCCACCCGCGCGCGACCACGTGCCCGCGGTCCGGGTAGGCGATGCAGCCGCAGGTGCGCAGCCGACCGAGCGCGTTGTTGAACGACCCCGTGCCGAACTCATACCGCGCCGCCTCCGCCAGCCTCTCGCGCGTCATCGGCCGCGGGAAGCAGGCCAGCAGCGGCTCCAGGCACCGCTGCATGGGGCCGTCGCACTTCTTCAGCACGCGGCTCTGGAGCTCGTCGGCGCCGCTCACCGCGTCGGGTCGATGCGCCGCTGCGCGGCCGGCGTCGGTCATCTCCACCTTGCCACCGCCCGGGTACGTCACCAGCCCGGCCCCGTTGAGGCGCCCGAGGGCGTTGTTGAAGGAGCCAGTCCCCGGCTTGTAGCGCGCTAGGAACGCGACCTGCTCGCGGGCGTAGGGCGGCTCCAGGCCGGCGACCTCCAGCCAAGCGATTGCATCGAGCACGCGCTGCATGGGGCCGTCGATGCCTTCGGCGCGAACTGCCGTCTTGCGCTCCGGGCGAGGGTGGGCAGCGGCGCGCGACGTCTCCCGCCGTAGCGCGAGATGAGGCTCGCTGCGCACCTCCTCCCGTCGCTCCGGCACTTCGATCGGCTCGCGCAGCGCATCGGCCGCGATCTTGATCTGCGCGAGCGCCTGGTCGAGCGCCCCGGCCGCGCGCCGGCGACCGGCCTCGGCGGAGCCGACCACCTGGGCCAGTTCCCGCCGGTGGTCCTGCTGCATGTGCGCGGTCGCGTCCTGCGCCCCGCGTGCGCGCTCGGTCGCGAGGCGGGCCGTGTCCGGGGTTCCCGCCTGCGCCTTGCGCAGATCGGCCTCGAGCTTCGCCACCTTCGCGCGGAGCGCCTTCGGGTCGTGGGCCTCGGCCTTCGCCACCACCTCGACCATCGACGCGCGCAGCGCCTCCAGGTCCACCGCCCCGAGGGGTGCCGCTGCCGCCACCTTCTTCGCGGACGCCATCGTAGGGGTGGCCGACGCGTCGAACGTCGTGCGCGCCGCGATCCGCACCCGCTCCAGCACCCCCAGCCAGCTCGGCGACCACACGTAGGCCTCGCCGCTCTGGAGGGCCGGCAAAAGGTCCACCAGCTTCTCCTGCTCGCCGTGGTGGGCGATCCACTCGCGGAGGGCCTTGCGCTCGTGTGCGCCGACCGTCTGGAGCGCCACGAGGCACTCGGTCTGGTTGAGTGCCTCCTTCGACACGGCCTGCGGGCGCTGGGTCACGAGCGTGATGCCGATGCCCCAGTTGCGCCCGAGCTTCACGAGCCGGACGAAGGCCGCCTTCATCCGCTCGTCGTCGCCCTGCGCGCGCTCGGGCAGCAGCTCCTGGGCCTCCTCGACGAACAGGTGGAGCGGCGTCGGCTGCGCCTCGCCCTTCTTGCGCTGGAGCAGCCGCTCGCCGAAGTCGCGGGCGAACCGTTTGAGCTCGCCCTGCGTCATCAGCGAGACGTCGAGCACGAGCGACGTGCGCCGGTCCACCACCAGGTCGGCGAGCAGAGCGCCGGCGCCGGGCTCCAGCGGCAGGTCGCCGCGGTGGCCGCCCAGCACCGGCACGTCGAAGCCCCGCGCCTTGCCGTCGGCCGCGAGGCGCAGAGACCATGCCTTGCCGACTGGGTCGATCACAATGATCTGCACGCCGCTCGCGAGAAACAGCTCGGCGAGTTTCATAGCGCCGTAGGTCTTGCCTGACCCCCTACGCCCGACGAATCCAAAGCACTGTGTCGCCGCGTCGTCGGGGAGCGCAAGGTTCTTCGCAAACTGCAACTTCATGTCCGCACCGAACGGCGAGCGACCCTGCGATCGCCTCGCTGGAATCGCAAGCTCACTTCTTCCCCTTCGCCTTCATCCTGCGGGCCGGCCTCTTCTCCTTCGCCGCCACCACTGCCTTGAGGTACGCCGCGCACGCAGCACGCACCTTCGCCCGGTCCACGCCGAGCGCGCGTTCGAGCGCGGGCGCGTCTGTCGCGTAGGCCGGCAGCAGCGCGACGATGCAGCGCGCGCGATCGGCCGTTGACTTCGGCACCAGCTTGCCTCCGTAGAGCGCTTCGCAGTGCTCCAGCCGGGCCCCGAAGATCCCGGCGCTGAGCTGACGAATCACCGCGTCGAGCAGAACGTTCGCGCCTGCCGACACCTTCAGCGGGAGCACGCCTGCCGCTTGTGACACCATGCGCCGCCTCACCTCCAGCTGCACCGCGTTGTCGAAGCGCCGCTTCCGGCCTTCGTTCAGCGCCGCCTCGCGTGTTCGGCCTCCGGTACCGGCCACCTTGAACGAGTGCCCAGCGAGCGCGAGCGCTGCGCGCGCCTGCTTCGCGTCGACCAGCTCGACGGTTCGATCTTCGAGCACGGCCAGCGTGATCGGCGGGCAGTGCTTGCCGAGCAGCCGCGAGTAGACGCGCTGCTTCGGGTCCTCGACGCAGCGATCCGACAGCAGCTTCCACCTACGGCTGTCTCGCACCGCGTCTCTCGCGGCGCTGTCGGTGAGCACCGCCGTACCCGCCGCCTTCGCCTCGCGGAGTCGAGTCGCGCCGACCTCCTTGATCTTTCCGTCCCAGCAGGCGAAGTCGAGGCAGCGATCGTCCTTCTCCGTACCCTCCTCGAAGAGCAGCACCTGGGCCGCGCTTCGCTTCGGGCAGGCGGCGCACGGGCCGCCCGGGAGCGTTGCGTCCTTCCGATCGAAGGGCGCGTCGGAGAGCTTGCGCCTCAATCCTTCGACGTGATGGCGCACCCAGTGGGCGTCGACTGTTCCTTTCGGGGCGTACTGCGTGCCGCGCTTCCACGCTTTCTGCATCGCCGACTCGCTCTGCAACGTGCCGATCAGTTCAGCCGCGCCGAGCGACAGACGTTCCTCGTCCAGCGCCTTGCGCACCGCCTTCGGCAGCGCCAGCAGTCGCAGCCGCCGCGCCACCGTCGTCGGCGAGAGCCCGACCCGGGCCGCCGCCTCCTCGATGTTCCCGTCGTGCTGCGCGAGCAGGTGCCGGCAGGTGTCGGCCTGCTGAAGCGGGGTCGGGTTCACGCGGTGGAGGTTCTCGGCGATGAGGGCTTCGAGCGCGCGATCATCCGCCATCGCCTCCTCGCACTGCGCGCGGCCCCAGGCATCCGGGCCGAGCGTCACGTCGAGCTTGAGCTTCTGGAGCGCCGCGAGCCGGCGGTGGCCGAAGACCACCTCGTAGTGTCCCGCCTTCTCCGCGTGCGGGCGGAGCCGGATCTTCTGGAGCAGGCCGCGCTCCGCGATGTCGCGGGCGAGGTCGTCGATGCTGCCGCGCGCGCCCTCGGGCTGGAAGCGGCTCGGGTGGATCTTCGCGTAGGGGATCGCCGTCGTTTCGATTGCCATTGCCGTGGTCCTCTTTCTGTTGGGGTTGTGGTTATCGCTCGTTCACGACGCCGCGCACGCGTCCGTCTTCGAGGATCACCGTGCAGGAGTCGTCTTCGCGCACGACCTCCAGCCACACCTGAGCCTCGGCCGCTGCGGCCATCTCTCCAAGCAGGCGCAGGTTGTCAGCGTCGAGGAGGCTCCCGTCGCGCACCAGCAGCACGCGCAGGGTGGGGTTGAGCGCGAGCCCCATCGCCACCGACACGCGGAGCTGCTCCGCGCTGCTCGCCTGCGCGAACGGCACGCCTTGGAAGACGACGCCGTGCTCGTCGAACGACAGGCCCGGCACCGGGAAGGCCGCGCCCGCGAGGCCCTTGGCCTTTTCCGCGTCGAGTGCCTCGATCGCCGCGCTCAGCTTCTCGACCTGCGCGCGCCCGCCGGCGACCTCGGCCGCCTGCTCGGCGCGGTCGGCGTTCTCGCGCCCTTTCCGGTTCTGCTCCTCCGCCGACGCGATGCGCGCGCGAATCGGTGCGAGGTCCGGGACCGCGGCCCGCTGGGCATCGGCCGCAGCGCGAGCCCCCCCCGCTCCCTTGCGCTGCGCCGCCAGCAGATCCTCCTCGTAGACCGCTGCCCTTCTCGCCTCCGTGAGATCGCTCTCGAGTTTCGCGCGGTGCTCCCTGGACTCTGACACGCGCTCCTCGTGCCGCGCGATGTCGCGCTCCCACTCCTGCGCTGCGCGCTCCGCTTCGTCCGCTTCGTTGACGATCCTCTGCCCTGCGTCCAGCTCCACGAGCAGATCCCCGACGATGATCGACTGCGCAGGCGCGTCGGCGTGCAACGTCATCGCCGCCAGCCGTGCCTCCAGCGCCTTTGTCGTGCGGGAGACGGCCGTGCGCTCCTCGAACAGCCCGAGCCGCTTCGCCTCCAGCGCCACGAAGTCGAGCCCGACGAGCGCCCGCAGCGTCTCGCGCTGCTGCCTCGGCTCCTGCATCACGAACGCCAGCGGGTCGAAGCTCAGGCGCCCGAGCAGCCGGTCGAGCAGCGCCTGCGGCGACCGGAAGACGGCGCCCTCCTTGTTCGACAGCGTGAGGCTCCCGCCGCCCGCGGCAGTGAAGGTGCGCCGCGCGATGACCCCGTCGTTCAGCTCCACCTCGACGTGGCCGTGGTCCGCCCCCTTGCGCAGCGGGAGCGCGGGCACCAGGTCTTTGCCGCCCAAAGCCATCGCGATCGAGTCGAGCACGGACGACTTGCCCGCCCCGTTCTTGCCGCCGACCACCACCAGGTTGCCCTCGGGCGTGATCTCGACGGCAACCAGTCGCTTCACGTTCTCGGCCTCGAGCCGCACGATGCGGAGCGGGGCCGCGGTCTTCTCGCTCATGTGCCGTGGTCCTCTTCGGTGCTACAGCAGCACCAGTTGGTTGTTCTCGATCCGCGCCTTGCCGGCGTCGCCCTTGTGCTCGGGCAGCTTGACGGTGGTTTCGTACTTCACGTCGAAGTCACCGTCCTCGCGCTCGGCGATCGTCACCGCGAAGGTGATCTTCGCCGCCCCTTTGTCGACCTTGAGCCGGCTCACCGCCAGCTCCTTGAACTGCCGCAGGCCGCGCTGGAACTGATCCTGCGCGTCCTCCTCGAACCGCTCGGCCGACTGCCCTGCCTTCGTCATCGGGTTTCCCCCTCTCGTCTTGGACGAGGTGCGGCGGGCTCCATGCCCAGCGCGACCACGACCAGTGAACCTCGCGCCACCGGCGCTTCCCGACGTAGCCCCAGACCTCCATGCGCGTCGTCGCGGCGAGGCGCACGCGCAGCAGGTCGTCGCGCGGGTTGAGCCGCTGGAGGAACTGCTCCTCGATCTTGCGCAGCCGCGCGTTGACGCAGTGCCAGCTCGTCCACTGCACCAGCAACCACTTGGCCCCGTCGAAGCCCGCGCCGTCGAAGCAGCCGTGGAACAAGTCCTCGGCGATCGTGAACGGCTGGCCCGCGGCATTCCAGCGCAGCGACTTCTTGGCGAGCTCGTGTACCAGCACGCGCGCCACCAGCCGCTCGACCGCGCGCGCTTTAATCGTCGCCGGCGTCATGACGGCCACCTCCCTTGGGCGAACACGCGGTCGACGTCCATCCTGTAGACGGTCATCCCGAACAGGCGCCCGCGCAGGCCGACCGGGACGCGCGTGCCGCTCGGCACGACGACTGACACGGGGATCAGGCCGCGCTCCCTCAGCTTCCGGCGCGCTTCGATCACGGCCGCGAACAGCTCCGCCTGGCTCACTTGTCCCACCACCACGGCTCGCCCGCCGCGTCCGTCATCGGGGTCGCATCGATCCGGAACGGGTTCGGCGCGTCCGCTGGTCGCAGCCGGAAGTCCTCGCCCCGTTGCATCCGCTGCACCTCGGGGCGCTTCGTCTCGCGCGTCTTCTCGACGAAAACCGACAGGTCGCCGCTCTTTTCCTCCTGGACGCGGATCTCGACGTCGAGCGTGAAGTCGATCTTCCCGCCGAGCATATTCCCCTTCAGCGCGAGCTCGCTCGCCATCAGGAAGCCGACGCGCCCTTCCGTCGCCACGCGCACGTCCTGCATCCACAGCAGCGCCTGCTTGTAGAGTGGGAAGTAGCCGACGTCGCCCGCCACCGTGGCCTTGTCGAGAAACGTGTTGAGCGAGTCCACGACCACGAGCAAATGCTTCGTCTCGGGCGAGATCAGTGCGCAGATCCACTCCTGCAAGTCGCCGAGCGTGACGCCCGAGTCGATCCAGTGCCGATCGAGGCGCCGCAGGCGCTCGCGCACCACGTCCAGCGGCTGCCCGAACCAGTGCAACACGCGCCGATTCCACACGTTGCCGGCGTTCTCGCTGTCGAAGTACGCCACCGCCCAGTCCGGCTCCAGCGCGGTCGTCAGCGCGGCGTTCAGCAGAAACGTGCTCTTCCCCACGCCCTTCGCTCCGCCCACCGCGGTCAGCCCGTAGAGGCCGCCCATGCTGGAGTCGATGAAGTCAATGCCGCTCGGGTAGCGGTGCGTCGGGTCCACGGTCGCCGTGAGCGCCACGGGCGTGATCGGCCCCGCGCGACCCGCCGCTGGGTTGCGCACGAGCGCGCGGAGCGTAGAGGCGGCGTCGCCGCTCGGCTCCACCTCCGCCGCCCGCCGCTTCGCCGCCACCCCCTTCCACGTCCGCTCCCAATAGTCGGCGCGCTTCGCCTTCGCCGCGTCCTCGCCCGCGCGAATCCGCGCCTGCTGGCACGCCGCGATGATCTCGGCCTTGGTCAGCGTGGCGTGGCGCGCGAGTTCGCTCATCAGGTGCCAATCGAACACCGAGCCCGAGACGTCCTGCGGGTCCTTCCGGTTGCGCGGCAAGGCGTTGGGGTCGTGCAGGTAGAGCTGCCGCACGCGCGGCGAGGACTCGAGCACGGCGCGCACGCGCTCCGGCAGCTCCGTCGTCGCGCCCACCGCCGGCGTTCCCGTCCCGCGCGCCTCCGCCCGCGCGGCGCGCCCGATCGCGTGCAGGGCCTCGAAGTCGCGCGGCTGGTAGAGGTGGCCGCCGCGCTCCAGCACCGCGCACTCCGCTACGCCGCTTCGACCCTTCGCGCGCTTCTTCACGTCGGGCCAGTTCCGCGTCCCGGGCACGCGCATGATCCGCGCTACGTCCACCACCTTCGGGTCCGCCTCCCACTCGGCCGCGCGCCACTTGAGCTGCAACCCCTTGAGCGCGCACTCCAGCCACTCGATCCGCTTCTCGGAGTCCACCGGCACCGGCTCCTCGAACAGCCAGTAGCAGTGACGGCCGCCGCCGCTGTCCACCACGTAGCTCGGCGCGGGCGCGAACTGCGGCCAGGCCGCGAGCGCGACGTCGAAGGCTCCGCCCGCGTCGGGTTGCAGGAAGTCGAGGTCGACCCAGAGCGCGCGCATCTGCGCGAGGTCGGCCTTGCCGCCTGGCGATCGCTCGCGGCGCGAGGCCATGCCGGTGTAGAGGTTCCATCCGTCCTCGCTCGTGTCCTGGTCGAACACCACGTCCGCCGTCTCCTCGGCCGAGCTGCACCAGCGCAGGAAGGGCCGGCCCCGCGGCTGCTCCTTGTCGGGTCGCACTCCGGTAGCCGGGTCATGCCAGAAGCCGCGCACCTCGATGAAGCCCGCGATGCCCTCGTAGAAGTCCGCAAGCCAGAGCAAGTCGATCATCCGACTACGCCCTCCGCGCGGCGCTCCGCCGCAGGCTCCTGCGCGCTAGGCGGGTACCAAAGCATCCACTCCGGGTTCGGATCGCACGCCTCCCCGCGCAGCCAACGGTCGAAGCTCGCGTGGCCTTCTGGGAGACAGTGGATCCCGTGGTTGTTGAGCCGCACGTCCTGGCCGGCGCAGCAAGGAGCCCACGCGACCAGGGCTCGTTGCAGCTCGCGGTGGATCCAGAACGAAAAGCTCACCATGCAGACCTGCGTGACGCACGTCTCTGGCGTGAGTAGGAGCCGGCGCGCGAACTCGGCATAGCGCGGGTTCCAGTCCCACGGTTGCACTCCGCCGCTGATGGCGTGCGCCAGCTCGGTGCCGTCGTCGTGGTTCATGTCGCTCCTTTCTTGGCGCCCTGGAGCAGCGCGTCGAACTCGAGCACGCCGGCGCGCACGGCGTCGTCTGGCATGTTGGCGCGCAGCCACGCCATCGCCCCGCGCAGCTCCGCCCAGGTACGCGCGCTCGGCGTGCCGCTGCTGATGTCGTCGCAGGTTCGGCGCCACCACGACGCCGCCGTTTGCTTCGTCGCCGGCTTCCGCCCCGCCTTGGCGCGCGCTCTCGCCGTCTCGTCGATCCCGTCCCACGCGCGCACGAGCCAGCCGACCATAACGCCGGGCGCCGACACGCTCTCGACGCTGCCGCCCGCGAGCGGGATGCGGTCGAGCCGCGCGTACCCCATCGCCTCCGCCAGCTCCTGCGCGCGCGCGCGATACCATGACCGCGGCCAACGGGGAAATCCGTCGGGCAAGCGGGCGGAGGGCGGCGGCGCGAGCACCGGGTCCGCTTCGCCGCCGTCCAGCTCCAGCACGGCCGCGTCCGCCGTTCCCTCTTTGTCACGAAGACTAGGAGAAGAGAAGAGGACGGGACGGGACAGGGCTATTTCATCGACTTGCCCCAGAGCGAAACCCTGGTATTTCGCCCAGTTAGGCACGATCAAGGCCCCTCTTATGGCGAGAGTTTCTCGAGAAAAATCGCGTTGCTCCCCCTTTGCTCCTCGTTGCCCCTGTTTCGACCCCCCTTCCGGCGCCTCCGTGAGAAACCGGGTCGGCCGGTCGAGCCGTGCGATACAACCGCGCTGAATCAGCTCGTCGAGGCACTTCGCGGCGTGGTCCGTGCGCGTGATTCCCATCCACTTGCGGAGCGTCGCGGGGTCGCTGGGCAGCAGCCCATCGGTATTGCCGCGCGCCGTGAGGCGGTCTGTCAAGCGCGCGAAGGCGCGAAAGGTGCGATCAGAAACGTCGTCGAGGTCGAGCGTCCAGTCCACGAACCAGGCGGTGTACCGACGGCCCCACGGCATTCGTCGCTTCCGAAGGGACCGAAGGTGGACGGTCTGCCACTCCTCGGGCGGATCGAGGGGGAGCGGCGGCTGCGCAGGTTCCTCTTGACTCTGCGCGCGCGCGGCGCGTACACTCCGCCTGCCATTGTTGCTCAGAGGGCCCTCGGCGCGTTCGTCACGCCGGGGGCCTTCCCCTTTCGGGTCGGCCATTCGCTCACCCCCCCCCCAGTAACCCGTTCGCCGTCCGTTCCTCTCGGGGCCGGGGTTCCTAGTAGAGCATGGATCCCGGCGCCGAAGCAAGAGCCTTGTCGCTACTCCTCGCTGGCCTCCAGCAGCCGCTCGGCCTTGTAGATGTCGAGGCGCTCCTCCTCGACCTTCGGCTGGGCGTCGCGCCAGTCGAGCAACCTCTGCACGGCGTCACCGAGGCCGAGCGCGGCGCCCCCCCGCCGTAGAGTGGCTTCGTTGAAGGACACGCGCTTCGACGCCGGCAACACCGCGAGGAACTTGCCGGGCTCGACTTCCATTGGGCCGAACGCAGCCACGAACTGCTTGATGTGCTCGCTCAATTCCTTCGCGCCCTTCTCCAGCAGCTTCCGCAGTTCGTGCAGCCGAACGACGTTGTCGTAGTCGATCTCGATGGAGAGCACAGTGTCGGTGCGCTTGCCCTTCTGACCGTCGGCTTTGATGCGCGGCGCCAGCTCGAGCGCAGATAGGAGCGAAGTGGTCTCGTGTCGAATCGCCGGGCACGTCACGCGACCTGGGCAGTAGTCGCAGTGGTGCGACATCTGGAAGCGCCGCTTCTCCAGCGGCAGCGCGGCCTGCGCGACCGCAGTGCGCGCGATCCGAAGAAGGTTCTCTCGGACCGCTGGCATGGCGTCGCGCGTGATCTCGTAGCACGCTGACCAGCCATTGCTGCCGCGTCGCGCGTAGAACTTCCAGGTGCGGACCTTCTGCGCCTCGGGTCGCGCCTCGAAGAACCCCACCGTGTAGCTCTGCGTCTGCGGGTCCTCCCACGGCTCCGGGTCTTCGTCGATGCGGCGCGTGGTCTTGTAGTCGGTCAAGTCGTAGGTGCCCGGCTCGTTCGGATCAGCGTCGACGATATCCAGACGCCCGCGGATCACGAGCTTGCCCTCGTGATCGATGATCTCCGTGGGAAGCTCCGCCTCGCCGCCGTGCGGGTCGTAGTCGGCACGCGCCCAGAGGCGGAGCAGATCCGTGGGGTCGGCGCCGTGCCGAATCGCGTGCGCGCGTACGTCGACCTGGGCGCGACCGACGGAGGCGGCCTCGGCCATCGCGTCGTGGTAGGCCGAGCCGAAGCCGGCAGGTTCGCCGCTCGGGTCGAGCTGGTCGAGCGATTCCGCGTAGGAGGCAGGGCACACCTCGATGCGCGCGAGCGCGCCCGAGCGCACGCGCGCGTAGGTCTTGAGTGTGGGGTCGGTGTCGCTTTGGTAGGCGCTCATGCGGGCACCCTGGGCCCGACCGGAGGGCCGAACAGGGCCATGGGCTGCGCTTGAGCGGAGCCGATCACGAAGGTGGCGTTGCAGAGCGGGCAGTGCGCGACCACGGCGGCCCATCCGTCGCCAGTCTCGCGCACCCAGGTTTCCACCTTGTGGACGCCCTGGTCGCACCCTGCTGTCACGGTCACTGAATCGGTGGACATCACTTCTCCTTCGGCTGTGCCGCCCGCAGCGGCGGCAGGGACGCGAGCACCTTGTCGCGCTGGCTGCGCGTCACTACGCGGAGATCCACGCGCTGGCCCAACGCACCGGCGATGGCGTCCATCACCTGCGCAGCCTTGGTCATGCCGCGCATCGCAAGTTCCTTCTGGAGCGCGGCACGCTCGGGGAAGGTGAGCGGGGGATCGACCGGCACGGCGTCCTCGGCGGCGCCCGCGAGCTGCGCGGACACCGGCGGATCGGGTTCCTTCGTCTGCGCCGCTACCGCCTCCTCGGCTTGCGCCGGGAGCGCGGCCAGTTCCGGCGTCGTTGTGCGGTCGTCGTCGTCGGGGATCGCCACTCCGAACTCCTCCGCTGCGTACAGCGAAGCCAAGTCAGGCGCGACGAGCCGACCGATCCGGCAGATGGCCGTCTTCCAGCAGAAGTGCGCGGGGATCTTGTCGCGCAGCGGGTTCTTGCCGCTCGACAGCAGCTCGTGCGCGGGCCAGAACTTGCCCGTCACCACGCGCCCGCTCGCGTCCTTCGCTGCGGCCCAGGCGCCGAGGATTTTGGCCGCGCGGCCACGGTCCTTCTTCGGCGCGAACTGGTGGCGCAGCGGGGCGCCCGTCATGGCGTCCATCACGAAGTCGTCGCCCTCCTCCACGAAGTCGCCGATGAGCACGAAGCCGGCGCGCCGCGCGCGCGACACGAACACGTGGTAGCTGGTGACGAACGTGATGGTCGTCGTACCCTTGTCCTCGTCGCGCCTTGGGATGGCGAACAGCTCGCGCTTGATCGGGTTCAGCCCGTGCGCGTTGCAGGTGGCGAGGTAGAGCCACTGGTCGCGGGGGTCGGTGCAGTACGAGGCTACCGTCTTGAAGATCCAAGCGATGTCCTCCTTGGCGAACAGTCCCTTGCCTGCTCCGATGACGGCGAGCTGCGCCGTCTCGCGCGCGATTTCGAGGCCGACGGCGGCCCCGCGGTGGTCGGTTCGTGCCATGTAAATCTCCTTTCGGTTGGTTGTCAGTCGTCAGACGAGATGGTGAAGTCGGGTGCCGCAGCGCACTCCGCGAAGTGCGCGTGGAAGTGTTCAGCCACGGGTCGCGCCCCGAACCCGACGATGACCTGCTCGCCGCAGCCGCCGGAGAGCAGCACGCGCGCGTCGTTCTGTTGGCAGCGCATCAGCACGCCGCATTTCGGATGGATGGGCCTCACGGTAATCTCCTTCGGTCGGTCGGTGCCGGATGATTCGGCATCGCGCAACGCCAGCGATCCGCCGCGTTGCGCGAGAGCGAACCGGGCAGTCAAGAACTGGGGGGTGGCCCCTCGGCGATCGCCGCAGGACAAGGAGATCGAACCTGCGACGGCCGAAGAACCACCCCCACCCATCGGCGCAGCTTACCTACGCCGCGAGCTTTTTATCGGCTCCTGCGTTTCCTGTTCTGAATGCGAACGCACTCCCGGCATAGACGCTGCCCTTCCCTGTTTCCATGCCGGAGGATCAGGTTGGACCGACTCAACGGGTGTCCGTTCTTGCAGTGCGGAAGGCAAGGTCTAGGCGGCAAGGCGTGTGATCTCCTTCCAGTCCGTCGGCGAGAGCTCGATCACCTTGGCGCCGGCCTGCTCCAGCTCGAAGGAGCGGTCGTAGCTAGCCGCGTCGTGCGCCAGCCGCGTGACCGCGTTCGCCAGGCCCCACTGCGACAGGTCGCCGCCGTCGATCAGGTGGCGCAGCATCGAGGAGCCCTCCGTTTTCGTCAGGCTCAGCCGCGCCGCCGTGACCTCCACGGTCTTCGCCAGGTCGGCCTCGATTTTGACCGACGCGGCGAGCTGCATCCGTTCGAGCGTCCTGCCGAACGCCTCCTCGGTGAGCAGACCCGCCACCGTGTCG